CCACAGCACTGATACCTTGATCAGTCTGACCTGCTGCTGATCCTATAGATATAGTGTTTACGCCTTGATTGGTCTGTCCAGCAGTGCTGCCTAATGCTATGGAACCTTCTGCGGTTCTCAGGGTTGTGGCTTCTATGTTTCCATACACTGTGGCAGTGTTGCCATCTATGATCTGCGAACTATTATCTGCAAATACCGAACCAATGAAGTTACCTCGTAACACACCAGCCACAGCATCTACCATCACAGTAGAATCATCAGCGAACACTGAACCTCGTAGGTCAAACACTGGATTCACAGCGATGTTTAAAGTATCAGTGCCTGGTGTTTTTGTCAGGGTGATGGTTGCATCGCTGGTGATGTTTAATACGTCACTGACTGCATCTGCCTGCAGTCTATTTGCTGAATCACCATTGACTTCAATCTGAGTGAATGCATTGACCGCCGGAGCTGAATTTGTGATAGTGACATCACCTGTTGCAGTATCTGCACTCACAGTGATACCCACACCCGACGATATACTAATCACACCTGCATTTGTAATTCTTAGATTATCACCAACTGATCCAGATATATTAATACCAGCACCTGTAGTTCTTCCTGAGGGCAATGCTGTGGTACTTTGTAGACTGCGCACGCCCGCATTGGTTATTGTAGCAACTCCACTAGCTGTGGCCACAGTAGCACCTAGACCGGCTGTTATACTCAGTATGCCTGTGTTTGATATAGTGATTGAGTCTGCACCTGAGCTTACCAGCATGTTGACACCGCTACCACTAACAAGATTTAGTGTATCACCAAATTCTGTTGCCACCACACTGTTGCCTGCATCTACCTCAATGGTTTTAAAAAACGTTTTATCAGGATCTATAATTAAGCTAGTACCGACACCGGTTATGGGATCTCCTCCTATAGTAGAATTGGCTGGAAGATTAACTGTTAGCCCGATACCTTTGATCTGTGCATTTCCTAGAAATACCCCGTTTAATGGATCAACTAAAGTATGTTCGTTGGTATAAACTGACTTCCAACGATTTGTAACACTACCAAGACTGCGTAGATTATCTGTGGTTGGACGAAGATCAGTATCGAGAGTTTCAAAGTTTATAGGTGTAAGACCGCTTCCGCCACCTATAGTAGCGATTATAACATCAAAATTTTCATTGATCAGTGTAAACGCTTCATTAACGTCACTCCATAACAATGGAGGTGCTCCTGGAGATATGTTGTTATTAAATGCAGTGGCTGTGATCAAACTACTGCCATCTGAAACCACAGTCTGTGATAAATTCACAGTCCATGCGCTGCCTGATCCAGAAACGATAAAAGTACCTTGTAATACTCCAGTACCATACAGAGCGTTTCCTACTGTGATCGTACCTGATACCAACGAAGTTACAGTAAGGGTAGTTCCTGTGATAGACCCTAAAAATGTTGCTGCCATTATGTTCTCCCTACTGCTATTTCGACTAATCCAATATGATCCGAATCGTAGTCTTTGATTGCTTTACCTACCACTGTACCTACTTGGATATCTCCGCTGGCAGCCACTGCCACACCTGCTATTCCTGAAGTGATTAGTATATCTCCTTTGCGGATCTTACCAACCACTTTACAGGGCACACGCCCCTGTAGTGCCATGAGATTTTTCAATCCCGGACAGGCTTCAAACATGGTGTAGGCTGCGGTGTTTGAGACAACACCTGCTACGCGAGTATCACCTTTTATGTTTGTGGTTGTTACTTCTTTATCACCACCAAATACAAGAACCGTTCCTACTTCGTATTCCTTGTCGCCTTCGTAGTTTTCTGCAAGGTCAGCGGAGTAAGTGGCCTGCAATCTTGATTCGTTAGGTGAAGTTCCAGTTAGTGTCCATCGTCCTGTTATTGTACCACTGGTGGTGTTACCACCAGTGGTTATTGACGTACACTGTATTCCTGTAAAGGTTCCTGTGCCGGTAGAGGTTATGGCACCAACCGCAGTGATAGGTGCGTTTGCTGCTCCTGTTTTGTTTTTGAACTCGTGTGCGTCATTCCAATATGCAATTTTGTTATTAGCCGCTATCGCAGTATCACTCTGTATTAAGATTCCGCCCACGGTATTATAACCATAATACCTAATATATCCACCGGAACCTCCGACTACATCTGTATCTACGGACAAGTTGGTATCAATCTTAATACTCTGTACGTCTATGGTTCGACCACCAAAGTCTCCATTTGAGTCTCTGGCTATGAGCTCCGATGCTCCAACACTGCTAGATGATCCTGCTGAAGAGTTAATTATACTATAGTTACCATCTGCGGCACTGCTGACACCACTAACTCGTTTGAGAAACCCCACACTAGAATACTGCGTTTTCTTTATGGATCCGCCTTCGTCTACCACAGTTGAAAATGCTACTGCGCTAGGCGTAGAAGCAGTCACTGACGAATTACCTACTAAAGTATCTGGAGCCAGTGTTTCTAACTTGCTTACAGCAATAGCAGCAGCAGCATTTATGTCTGTGTTTACAATGCTGGTTGCAAGATTCAATTTACTGTATGCGATAGCAGCGGCAGCATTTATGTCTGCGTTTACAATGCTGGTTGCAAGATTCAATTTACTGTATGCGATAGCAGCAGCAGCATTGATATCACTATTAATGATCGAACCTGCCACAATCTGTGCATTGATCTGATTTAGTGCAGAATCCACTCCTGTTGTAAGCTCAAAAGTAATATCACCAATTACGCTGGCATTTATAGCAGCATCACCTGAACCAGTGAATACTAGAGCATCTCCTGCCTTAGCATTAGTTACAGTAAGGTCTTGTAAATTACTTGTTGTCAAGCTGCGTAGATTTACAGCATCTTGCGGCGATACGGGATCTGCGAGACCTACGATTAAATTATCGGCCATCTGCATGGTTCCCTTCATGGCCAAGGTGCCATTAAGAGCCATGAAACCACCTGTCACCGAAGGAATTAACTGTGTGCTAATTACCGCTGATCCGTCGTGTTGCATGCCTAATCTACGTTCGATATAGATACGTGTGGCGTTTTCTGTAGGCACAGTATCTGTGGCGTTGTCAGTGAATCCCGAATCAGTTGAAAATTCACTGACAGGTACACCACGTTTGAAACCAATACCATCTAAGTTACTCAGTGCAATACTAGCTGCAAATGTAACTGTTCCTGTTCCCTGATCTACTCTGAAGAATGGTCCGACAGAGAAGTTACCAAATTGATCAGTGGTAACATAAAACACACGACCTACATCTCGTTCTTCTACTTCAGTGTCTGGATTGAGACTGTTAACACTTGGGCCGTAGATTTCTTTGGGATAGTTGGTGTCTGCATATGATCCCGTACCTATCTCTAGTAGATCGTGGCCTGTTACGCGAGTCAAAGAAATACGTATAGTTAAGTTACCTAGAGCACCATTTGATCTTATAGGCACCGCCGCTTTGGCAGTATAACTAGTCTGATATGCTATCAAACTATCTACTAATGGTCTATTCAAATATACTCTTGCAAAAGTAGTATTGGTCACTGCTAATGTATCATACTGTGAGACTATGTATTCCTCACCTTTGAACATTACTTTAGATCCAACCATTCTGCTGATATTCTGATCCGGCACCGCTACGATTGGGAATTGTGTATCTCCAGCTCTACCGAATACTCTAGTAACGGTGTGTGTGCCGGTCTGTGTGCCAGTCGTATCAACAGCAGAGCCACCTGGTGCAAGGCTGATTCTAAATGAGTTTGCGCCAAGCCCAGTGGATATTACATGATAATTATTGCCTGTGACTATTCCTCCGGGAAGTGTACCGTTGGTGCTAAATTTTATCACATCTCCTGCAACCAATCCATGTGAGGTCACAGTAATCACAGCTGGTGATGCTACACTAATTGTAGCAGGCAGTGTTCCTCCAGCCACAGCAGTCATTGTTCCTGAAGCTGTGCTTAGGGTAACTGCGGCACCACCCTGGGTGGCGCTGACAGTGATCTTAGAATCCGAAACCACACGCCCTGCAGCAGCAGCAACCACAGTGATGGTTCCACTGACTCCTGAGGTATAGGTAAAGGTAGTGGCATTGGTCACAGTAATCACTACTGCGTTGTCTGAATCTAATGCAGTACCAGTAGTATTAATGTTCACCGTTTGACCTGAGGCCAATCCGTGATTCACTGATGTCACAATAGTAGCAGCAGTGCCAGCTCTCTCTACTGTGGCAATTGGAATGTTGGCACTAAATGGACTCGACCTCACATAGTATGTGGTGCTAGCTGTGATACCGCCAAATGTAGTTCCCGAAAACACCACAGGCATACCTGGTTTAACCTGGTAACTGATAGTGCTGAGGGTGATTAAATCTGTAGTCACAGTGGTATTTGTAGCCACTAGATTATAGATAGCTGTGTCACCTGGTACATTGAGGGTTAGTTCTACATAGTCATAATTTTCTCTAAGATTAGTCTTGGTCAATCCTACGTGGTTCAGCGTGAAAGTACCCGTGCCTGCAGAGCTGGTATTGATTTCAACTCCGTTTTTAGTAAGACCGATTCTAAATTCTGTATCTGTTAGACCATCTGGCAAAACAAAATATGTTGTTTCTGCAGTGATACCAGTAGGTAGTGCACCAGTTAATGTCATAGCCAACGGTGATGCTATGGTATGACTGTTGTTAATGGTCCAGGTTGAGCCAGACCCGCTGCTTATAGTAGTACCGGCAGTGATACCAACACCTGTGAGGGTCATACCAGCAGCCACAGTGCCTGCGGTTAGACTCACAATGGTCAGGGTAGTTCCACTTATAGTCGCTGTGAATGTAGCTGTGGCTAGAAAACTTATGGTGTAGTTTTCCAGCAGCTTGTGTGTCTTTGCACCCTGTATGGTTAATCCGCTACCGTTAACAAGGGTATGTGTGCTACCACCTAACGAAGCACTGACAGTGAACTGATTAGCTTCTGGAACTGAAATCACATAATACGTGGTACCGCTGACAAATCCATTGGCAGTAGAAGTTGGTATGAACTTATCACCTAGTTTTAGTTTGTGATTCTGCTGAGTAGTAACAAGATCATCTACAATGTCTGTCACGGTGAGCAGTATTTTTATCACTGCAGGAGATGCATTAGTAATACTAACTGGATAAGGCCCGTTGGCGTCCTCCATGGAAGTAAACTGCAGTACACGATATACGGTGTCGCCGGTTTCACGCAGTTTCAGACCAGTTGACGGACGTACAGCTACATCTTCAAGACCACCGGTAAGTATAATCTGTCCATTATTTCTCAGGGTCATCACGGTGTTGTCGGGTACTACAGCAAATAGACCTTCGCTTTCTGCTCCACTGGCTCCTGTGGATAAATTTAGACGTGCCACACCTGCAGGGAAACTATCTTCTTGGGTGACGCTGGTAATAGGATATCTAAAGATAACTCCGCTGTGATCTATTTCTAGTTCTGAACTATTCAACGGCACATAGTCATAGCCGTAGACATATATGAAAAGTCCACCTACAGTATTTTCATATGTGGCTGTTGGAAAATAACATTTTACCTTCTGTGCAAAATCTTCAAAAACACTGGTAGGAGTTGGTACTTCTAAAGGATCAAATCCTTCTGCTACCAGGGCATATGTACCATGGGCACTTGACCCTCCTACAGATCTAACCTGCGCACCGTTAAGAGCATAGTAACTGATATGACAGTAGTAGGTAAACATACTAACTGCTTCTACCAATCCTCCATTTGTAGCTAAAATACCATAGCCTAGATCGTTGATCTGTGTGAAGTCGTTACACAGCAATGACCTATTGCCTGGCATTAGTATCTCATAGAGTCTTTGATAGCTGTGAACTCCTGAGCCTGCACTAGTTGTGATTACTTTAACAGTTGAACCAAATATGGCAACAATATTGAAGGTGTTATTAGCAAGGCCATCTTCAGCTACAAAATATTCCTGACCAGCAACTATCCCACTAGGCAGTGTGCCTGTGGTACTAAACACCACAGTAGCGCCAGGTTGCAGTCTATGGTCTGCTCTGGTAATTACTGCAGGTGATGCAAAGCTAATGGTGCAGGTCTGTGTGCCTGGTGCACGAGTAAATGGATTTGTGTCGTCTAATACAAGATTAGCCGAAGATCCAGCGGGATTGTACACAAAATCTCTAACATAGTTTATACGGAACACTGAATCGTCTACCAAGAATGAACAAGGTAGTTGAGGAAATCTTGATAATCCTGTGACCCCGAGAGTAAGAAAATCACCACTGGTGGTGTTATGTCGGAACTGAAGATTGCCAGCAAATCCGTCTACAAACATACCACCTGCAAATACTTGGCGATCTTTGCTTCTTGAGAATGAAGCACATTCTTGGAAGTATGGCGACTTGGCCAATACCTGACCTGTAGGATCTAAAACAGCCATGAATCCGCCATGTCCTTGTGCGGTAATAGCCTGCCAGCGCACAGAATCATTGGCTAAGAACACATCCATCTCTTCGTTGTTTTTGGGTTGATTTACGCTGCCAAATCCGGGTCCACTTTCATCAATGATATCATCAATAGCAGTGATAAGGCTAGAAACAACACTGTCCGCGCCCACTTCTGCAACAAATGCTTGATCTATGATCTGTGGGAACGTATTGTTATAAACTGGGGTAATCTCAGTATTATCTATAATACTCTGCATCAATTGGTTGAGTTTAACCAATACTTCCTGATATTGTTCTAGCTGTACAGTAATAGCATACAGAGCACTAGCACCTTGATAATATTTCAGTGCAGCACTGACTGTGCGATTATATTCTCCATACTTGAGGTCAAACACAATAGCATCTACAATTAATCCGATATCGCGTTGACATTTAGATTCTAGATATTCAAAATTGTACCAGATTGAACCGACGCCAGCTACATCAATATTGTTGTTGATCCAAGCAGTGATTTCGTTTTGTATAAATGATCTGTTTAAATCTAATAGTGTTGCAGCGGAGTCGTAGTTTCCGGGATTATTAATAGGCGGATACACCGGTGCATCAGTATCTGAAAGATAATGATAGGCATAGAGTTTCGTAGCAGTAGTTAACCCATCTATGGCTAGATCTCTACGGAATTTCTGGAACGCCCAAGGGCTTGAACTTATGCCTGGCAATGGTCTGAAAACCACTCTACGAAATTCATCACCAACAATAGAACAGTTTTGTGGGACCTTTAACGGATAGTTTTCATAGTATTCTCCGCTTTCTACCAAGATAGAGATCTGAATACTTTTACTGATGTCACCGTAGGATATAACTTCATCAGTTACAAAGTTACCAAATTTTATGTCAACGTCGAATATTTCATTGCCATCGCTGTCTAAGGCACCTGTGTGTGATAATATCTGCGCCAAGGCGCCAGAAGTTTCTCCTCGAAGAAACAGACCTTCACGAATGTCTCGACCACGTATAGCTTCGGGAGTATTAGTTAAAACGTCTCCGGTGAAATCAGTTCGGTATCCATCTGTTCGAATCCTAAATCGAGGCAGATTCACCAGCAGAGTTGGCAAGGAAGTAAAACCTGATCCTTTATCAGTGATAGTGATACTTGTGATTACCCCACCGGCAACCACAGCAGTACCAAATGCACCACTGCCACCACCACCTGTAATACGCACAGATACTAGACCGTAGCCTGTGCCACCACCACCAGGAGCGATAGAGACTGAGGCTACCTTGTAGGTTAGATCAAACGATGCCCCAGTACCAATAGCACCAATGCCCACAGGTGCTGCAGATGTTGAAATGACAGTAGATACCGCAGTTGTTCCAGGTAGAGCGGTGTATATTCCGGTAGATATTATTCTAAATGTAGATATGGCACCTGGTGTTGTGAGAGTTGTTAACACCTGTATTGTGGCCGTACCAGTGCCGGTACCACCAACTACTGATAGTATATCACCTGGAAAATAGTTAGTTCCTACTCCGTTGAGTTCGGCAGTGTCTATACTCATTCTTAGTATACCAGAAAACCCCGAACCCGATCCGGGAGCTTCGCCGATACCATCCAACGTACATGTGCCTATACCATTATTAAATGTTAATATCTTTTTATAAGGTCCGATTTCTGCCGGACCCTCTAGAACCAATTCTTCTGCACGTTTTAATGCAGCTTCTAATGTTCGATAAGCATAGGCCAACGCTCGTCCCTGTAGAGCTTTGGATACACCGGGTCTATCATCAGCACCGCTGAGAGCCACATAAAGATTCACTGTACTACCAAATGCAGATGAATCAACGTATTCTTTAGTGGCTGCGATTAATCCACCGTAAAGTTCGTCGTCGTCGGGTTCGGGACTGCGTGATAGTATCAGCGGACCACTCATAGTACCAAAAGAACCGTCTACCAGTCCTGTTTCTGGGTTAATAGCAGAAACCCCTGCTCGAGATATCTTTGAATCTGCATAATTTTTGTTAACCAATTCATGTTTGTAGATGGGACTTAACGGAGATATTGTTGTTCCAGCATCGATAATTCTGTATTGATTTCCGCCTGACCTCATGGATAGGTCACCGCCTAACTGAGGAGTAGGATCAGCTACTATTTCTGAAAATTCGCTGTTGATAGTGATTTCGTTGGGATTGGTGGTAAAGTCTATGCTGACTCCTGCACCTGCGACCAATCGCTTGAACGACAATCCGGATTCTGTGTTGTTAACAGTAACTAATGGAGTGGATCCGGTAACAGGATCATTCTGACCTACATATGTTTCCGGAGTGTCATCTAGGCCGATAAAAGTGAGGTTTTCACCTAGCCCTAGAGAACTATAAAGTTCACGGAAGTTGTCGTTGACTTTTCTGAATGAATCTCTTATGCTATCACCGGTACCATCATTGCCAATAGCACCGATATCAATTGTCTTTCTTGCCATAGTTTTTCCTAGGATTAGCAGTTGCTGAGTGTATTTAGCCCAAAGTTCTATAAGCCTAATGTAAATACACGATGTTTATCAAAACAGAAATCCAAAAGAATCATTATGTTAGACTCAGTAAACTAGGTCATCGGCATGAATATGTGAGAAACAAAATCGCAGTGATTTTGAGATGCGACAGCTGTGACAGAGAGTTTACCCGTGATCTCAAACACATGGATAAGAAGCGTCTCAGCAACAATTATTTTCATTGCTGTACAGAGTGTGACGCTAAAAGATTTGCTCAACGAATAGGAGTAGAGCAGAAAAAAATCTGGGATATGCCCGCTAGTACCACTTTGCCTGTGAGCAAGTACTAAATACAACTCCAAGGAGAATTCATTATGGAAATGTTATTAGCGATTGCAGTCGTAGTTGTTATCGGTGCTCTTGTGTATTTCAACAGAAGTTCTAAGACTCTTGATGTAAACAATGACGGTAAGGTAGATCTTGCTGATGCTAAAACTTCTGTTCAAAATGTGGTAGAAGGTGTCAAAGCTGCTGCCGATATAAACAAGGACGGGATAGTAGATGCTAAAGACGCTGCGGTGGTTGTTGACAAGGCTAAAACAGAAGTTAAAAAAGTAGCTACAAAAGCCAAGGCAGCTGCTAAGAAAGCAACAACTCGCGGTCGCAAACCAGCGGCTCAACAGTAATCTTTTTAGCCTGTTCGTATAACGCTAACGAAGCAAGATTTTTTGCTTTTGATTCGCACATGATGTCGAACTGATTTCTGAAAGTCAGTGCCCATGCATTGACCGCAGAATTCCAATAAAACTCACTGTGCGCTCTGAGTTTAGCTTTCTTGTAACCCTGTTCTAAGAGGGTCGAAAGATCGGGGCGGATGTGTCCGGGATGCCCAACAAGACAGTCTTCCCGTGAAACACTATAATGTATGACAGGCCGAACACCACGCCAGCTATCAATAACCCTTTTAACACGGTCGTCAGTCGGTTCAATATATTCTCCAGTTTTAATCCAATGATGATGAATGTCTAGTACAAGTGCGCAGTCATTGACTAGCTCAAGGCTGTCTTCTAAGCCCCAGGTCATCTCGTCGTTTTCGATTGTCAATGTATTGCGAGCTTCGGGGGTCATGCGAGCCAGCGCAGCACGTATGCCATCTGGTCCCAGTCTACCTGCGATGTGGACGTTGATCTTGAAATCTTGGAACGTTTTGCCATAGCCCATCCAACGAGCCATGTCTACATGATACTCAAATTCTTCTATTGAGCGATCGACAATACCTGGATTATCGCTAGCCAGCACAGTGAACTGACCAGGATGGAAACTAAGCCGAACACGATTCTCACGGGCCAGTTCACCCACTCGGTTAAAATTTCTTTCGGCATAGTTCCGAACATCGGGCTGCCGCCAAAACCACTTCCAACTAGGCTCAGTGTATACAGGCAATATATCACTACTGAGTCGTACCATTCTAAGATCTTCATCTAGTGTTCCTACCCTGCTGACTAATTTGTAGCAGGCTTCTATGTTTCGCTCCATCAAATCCCAAAGCCGCTGTTCTGCTTCTTGGGGATGTTCACGCAACCATCTAACTGTGGTTGAGCCTGTATTTAAGTCGCGATCGCGAGCGTTTATTTTCATTCCGTTAACTTCGGAAGGATCATTGATCCATTTGCAGGCAAAGCCTATACGTTTGTGTGTAGTGTTCATACTACAAGTATAATATCATCAGCACCAGTTGTCAACCACAAACTTATCCTGTACCGTACAGGGATTCGGATCGCCGTGAAACACCGCCACTGAGCATTCTGGGTCCGGGATAACGTCGTTGCGAACAGTGGCGAATGTGCGTTTGCCGTTGTTCATGGTGAGTTCACTGCGATTTCGGATTTCCCATTTGTAACTTTGGATCCATTCTCTAGGCCAAAATTTGATTGAATTCTGACACAGTTTCCAGATCCAATCCTGATCTCCCTGCAATCGCTGTGCATCTCTAGGATTGGTTTGGAACTGAGTCCAGATATGTGTCTGTGTGCCGTGTTCCCAGGCCATTACAGAACTATTGAGATATCGCCATGAAGCATAGAATTTTCTATTGAAATCATGTATGCCTACGAATTGTCCGGGACAATATACCGTGAGTTTGTCTATGTTAGCATGGATAACCACATCTAGATCGAAATATAATACTCGACCCCTCAAGGGTAGATCAGGATCAAACATATGAACCTTGTGCCACCAACCTCTGGGATAGTTGGCATTGGGTTGTACGATACTGCGAACATTCTCTATGGGATGTTGGTCATCTGTAAGACATACCAGTTCATAAGGAATAGTGATATGCCTTGCTATCATGTTGCGTAGTCTTTCTACGTATTCACGTCCGTATTTGTTGCCGAATCTCACACACAGGATAGTGATCTTGGTATTAGGATCGAGATCAGCCACTATGGCTGCATACTGCTGTGCGGCCTTTCTGGCTTTGGCTTCGCGCTTGATCCTTTTACGTTCTTCTTTTGACAATTCCATCTATGGCCACCAAGTCTTTTAATAACTGCTTTAACTGATTTAATGGAATCATATTAGGTCCATCGCTGGGCGCATTATCTGGATCCTCATGCACTTCCATAAATACGCCAGCAACACAGCCGGTGGCTACAGCGGCCCGTGCCAAGTACGGTACCATTGTACGGTCTCCGGATGATCGGTCTCCCAATCCTCCAGGCGCTTGGACCGAGTGAGTCGCATCCATAATAACAGGATAGCCGGTGCTAGCCATAATAGGTAAGCTGCGCATATCCACAACAAGATTATTATATCCATGGGTGTATCCTCTTTCGCATAACATAATGCGTTCATTGCCTGTTGACGCAATCTTCGCCGCAACATTTTTTATATCGTGAGGAGCAAGGAACTGACCTTTTTTAATATTGATTGCACATCCGGTAGCTCCTGCCGCTAGTAATAAATCAGTCTGTCTACATAAAAATGCAGGAATCTGTATAACATCTATACCTGCATCTGAGACCAACTGTGCCTGATAGCTTTCATGTATGTCGGTAAGCACAGGTACACCGAATTCATGTTTGATACTGTTGAGAATTTTCAAACCCTCGTCGATGCCAATACCGCGTTGGGTGCCTAAACTAGATCTATTGGCTTTGTCGAAGCTGCTTTTATAGACTAAATCGATATCTAGATCATCGCAGATTTCTTTTATAGCACCAGCAGTCTGTGCTGCATGTGTTTGGCTTTCTATCTGGCAGGGGCCAGCGATTAGGAATATTTTATTTTCGTTGCTGGCAACGATTCTATTGATAGCAAATGTACGCATAAAAACTATTTACCAATGCCTAATGACGTTGGCAATAATAAACAGGCAGGTGATAACGTGGATGATGACCCAAAAAGTTTTTAAGAACAGTGCTATTCTTGCTTCGCGGACAGTAAGAATAGGAACATCAGGACGATCGTCATCTGTTTGCCCCATTAGGTGCCCGGTCGCCCGGGCCCATATACGTTCAAAACTATTCATTCAACACTCACGTATAATAGTAATGTCGCCTTCGTATGTGGCAGAATTGCCTGCGTGTTCAAATACTTCTACAGATTTTATACGCACTGTTGGATTCAGCGGATAACGATGGTTACCGTTCTTCAACAACCAATCCATCTTGTCATAGCACAATTTAGCAAACATTTCGCAGCCTACTCCCGGCACAACACGTAGATCACAAACACCAGATCTGCGATATGGTTCTACTTGTACACGTTCTGGACTACCATCGTGTTCTGGGTATGAACTCCATCCACTCATCTCTTTGAAACGATCTAGTAAAGGATCATCTTCAGCGATCACAGTAGTGTGATCAAACATGTGATCGGCCCAGTCTTTAAAGTCTTTGAGGCCACCAAAGTCCATGCCCCAATTCTTTTCGTCTAGAGTATCACATTCAAAAATCAATCTTATTCCGATTGAGTATCCATGTAATAATGAGCAATGGCTGTGTGTGGCACGCCATTGTCTAAAGCAGCATGACAGACCTCTATCGTTGCCGTAGGTTTTCGTTGAAAGATATTTCGCCATCTCTTGCCTCCTATGCATAAAGCGAGTAAGTTTGACGACATGCAGAGTTTTTAAAGCGGGATGAATGACGTAAAAGTCCGCTGTGCCTGTGTGTATAGTTTATTATACAGCCAAGGTATTTATACCGCAACAAATTCTACGTTATTTTTCTGCCATTCTCGAGGCATCTGCCAATCTCTGTGATTTCTGATTATGAATTTTTGATCGGGATGATGCATGAACACCCGATTGATCTGATAGACCCAATAACTGTAATCTATGGCCTGCGATCCAGACTGCGCATAATTTTTGGTTCCCTTGTAGATGTTGTTCACTGCAGAATTAATAGGATACAGATCAAACCCGATAAGTTCTATCTCAGAGTATTCCAATGCTGCGGCCAACAACACAGCGAATCCACCACTGCCCCAATGATCGGGATCGTCCTTTTTGTATTCTCCTTGGTACGGCAGTTCTGGCACAGTCTTGATATTTTTGTGTTTGCGTATCTTTCTGAAATAATGGAACCATGAAGGTCTCACATAGATCAGCGTGTTTTTGGTCTGGGAATTTTCAACAGCTTCATCGGCCATTCGCCTATCACAGCAGATCAAGTGATCAACGGTGATATCTCTGTGAATGGCGTTGCAGCCAATCAGTGTGTCTGCGATTAATGAGCTTAGGTCTATGTCTCTACGGCTTTCGCCGTTTCCGAGTACCACAGCTCGAGGCATTATTCAATTCTTCCGAATCCGTTCCAAAGACCAGGACTTCCTTCAACCACACATACCCAACCTACGAATCTGCCAGCGGCTGGTTGATTGTTCCAGACGATATCTCCAACAGTATAATGACCGGAAGTTGGAAAATTATTATCGCTGAGATGTATTTTGTTATTAAATTTAATTGATCCATTTACATGTAATGCAGCTCGCGGATCGGGATTGTTAACATTAATTCCTAATGTTCCTAGCAAAGTTACTTTATTAACATTGCTACCTAGTGTAATATTACCGCCAGCTTCGATAGAAATCCTTGGAGTGTTATCAGTTACGATATCTAGGTTATGACTGGCAAATGTACCAACAAATCCCTTTACTCCATTTGTTGTGCCTAGGATTATTTCCACTCCGTCCTCAGCAATGCTGAGAGCAGCATTAGGATTTTCAATTCCTATACCTAACCTATTGGTATTACTATCATAAACTATATACTGATCAATTCTCATGCTACCATCTACAATCAATCCTTTAAGATGACCAACTTCACGTAAATTACTTTTGGTAACAGTAGCGCCTAGTTCTTTTTCATCCAGCAGTTTTATATTATTGACTGATATATTTTTGCCTTTGGCTAAATCAATATTTTCAGATACGAAAAATCTATCTGGTTTAGAAGCAAACAAAAATTGTTTATTATGTCCTTGTCCTGACCAAAGAATGCCCTTGCCATCAATATCACCTTTTATAATGATAAACGGCACCTCCGCTACATTGACATCTTTGCCAGATTCTAAAACTTCTCTAAACGAAGTTAACAGGTTATCTATAGATTGTTGATTAGGCATTTATGTGTTTCCATTTTTTCACAATCGAAATAATACAAGATTGCATATATTATTGTATTTATCAATGCAAAAAAAAACAGGCCGGAGCCTGCTTTTACCTGCGTATTTACTTTGTTATTGTACTTTGAGTAGGATAGTATCCTCGTTCATACGGCCGTTGAGCTTGATATCTACTGCTTTAATGTCCTCTAGGAACTTGCGTAGGGCTACTTTACCAGAGGCTTTGAACTCTTTGAGCTGTTCTTCTGGCTTACGTAGGGTCTTCTGTACAGATTTGATCTCATCAAAACCTGTAATGCTGGTACCCTTTACACCAAGATCGTTGAACTCTCCGGCAACATATTTGCCCAATTTACGAGTTTTGGTATTAAAAATCCATAGCTCTTTGCTACCTATAATATCTGCAGGGCTGATAGAAACCAACTTGAGCTTTTCGTCCTGCTTCATGTATTTGACCTTTTCGACAATTTTCTCTACGGGCTTGGCTTTCTTAGCACGAGGTTTACGATTAACCTTGGCTTCCTGCATCAGCATATCGCAGGCACCTAGAATGTCTTGATAGAATGCAACGATTTTTTTGACCTGTGCTTTACTTAGATGACTGTAGGCTTCTTTAAGTTGCTCGCACTTGCTTTCTTGTAGTTCGACATATTCGTTATACTGCCGATGATAATAATCTTTGATAATACGAGCGTGAGCAGCCTTGGCCTGTTTACCTTTGAGCAAATTGAGAATCTTATAAGTTTTGGGATCAAAATCTTCTGGATTCTTTGAAAAACTTTCCAATGATTCTTCAATTTCTTCGGTCATTGCGAATGTAGCTTCGCGGACACGATCTTGAATAGAAACTACGGGCGCAGTAATTTTTTCCTCATTAATTTCTGGCTCATAGTCATTTTTACCTTCTTCGATGACCTTGGCAATCTGCGCACCTAACCATTGTGCAGTATTACGACCTTCATTGAAGTCTACACGAACAGCAGGCATGCCTCTCAACAGATTTGCAGCGATAGAACCCATTGTGGTATTGCAACGGAAGTCTTTGGTGTCCTTGAACGCTTTGATCTGTTCTTTGGTATAACCGTTTTCGCCCATCCAATTGATGACTTTGGGCTTGAGATCGCGTCCATTGAACTCTAGACGATAGTAATCCATAGAATGGCGGAAGTGTCGATAAAACTCACTAGTGATCATAGTTTCGTGACCGTCCCACTTCGGACTTAGATCTCTCTGTGATTTTGAACGATGCTCTGCAACGTGCTTTTTGGATACACGAGTTTTGGTTGCTGCCTTGGCCATTCAATTGCTCCTATGAATTGACTGTATGTAATTATTATAGCACCAATCTATCATACTGTCAACCGCTCAATTTCTTCGTAGTCGCCGTCGCCGGTTTCTCTACAGATCCAAACTTCGTACGCACCCTCGTTGAGGGTCTTTTTGGCTAGTGCCTGTGCTTCTTTTCTGCTTTTGGTAGTATCTACCAGTTCTTCGTGTCCGTCAACGTCGGACCAGACCTCATAAAGTTCCCAGGTCATTTTGGTTTACTTTTCTCCTATTAGTTATATAAAGTTTTGCCAATCTCCATCAGGCGCCACTGCCCAACCAAGACGCTGGAGATCTGTCCGGATCTCGTCGGTTATACAGCCTTCTGCTACATACTGTCTACTGTCCCACGATTTGTTTTCTTCTTCATCAGGTGATACATTTCGTATACCACTACAGTACCAATCAATGTAGTCACCTTGCTGTCGCATATCTGCGATTATGCCGCCGGCATAGCGCCAAGAGCACGACCATTCTTCGCCTTTGAGCACAGGAATCACTTCCAATTTAATGAAACCGTTGTTGCACATAGCCGCATATAAATTTTGGGCATAGGCATCGTCAGCACGAACTTTCTCCAAAATCCAATCAGTGGTCAGCAGATCGTACTCCATATTGTTGGTTCTACTCTGCGGATCCTCGAACTTGTGTTTGTCATCTTCGATTATTTTGGCAAACATATCGAGATAATCATCGTTGACGGGTTCACCTTTTTCTGCCTGGCGCTTGACATAGCCTTCCTTTTGAAAGGTGTGTCGTTCAGGACTTTTTGAAATCTTTGACATCTTGAATTGCGGATTTAAGAGTTTCTGAGTAGTTAAGAGCCTGCTGTTCACTCATCGCGATAGTAGTTTCGCAACGAACATAACCTCGAGTCCATAGCATCCAGGTTAGTTTTACACGGGTAACGAAACCGTTGATGATATCTTTGACAGTCCAATCTAATTCTTGTAGATAAGGATTGTCGATGTCAAAGCGTTTCTTGGCAGTTTCAGTCCAATAATCTGTTTTTGTAGTTACATAGGTATTGACATTAACTCCGATCTCGTCTGCTTCGACTTCAAAATTTATATCATGATCCGGCTCTCCGCACCCGCATACTACTTTATAAAATTTTGAATCACCGTAATCTCCGGTCATCATGATTCCTTCTGCTGGTGTTTGTGCTTTCATTGTATAAATGGTCCGTCAAAAGTTTGTACATTAAATCGATTTTCATAGATACTATCTACCATCTTGAGATAATCTTCTTCGCTCATAACGGTGCGATAAAAACTTAGAGCCTGTACAGTCATAATAGCAGCGATTTCGATAGCCTTGTATTCTTCTAACATGACCTGATGGAAGGCCATGTACTTTTTATATATTTCTTCTTCTTTGTTTTCTAGCATCTTCTTCTCTTTTGTGTTTGAATTCTCTCTTTAACCACCATTTAAACTTCTGGAAATATTCTTCATGCGTATACTTAGGTATGTTAGATTGAAAATGTTCATCGCAATTTTCATACCATAAATCTCTTATCCAAGTTCTAAACGCACTAACTTTCATTTTAAGTCCATAAGCTCTGGCGTACTTTAATCAGTCTGATCATCATAGCTTCGTCTTCTTTTTCGTAAGCTTCTTCGATTTCGCGAGTTTTATCTAAAGCTACACGACACATTTCTGCTTCTCCGGGACTTTTATCTTCCATATCGAACAAATCATAGCCTTTGGTTCTGCGCATATCACAGTAGGCGGTCCAACCCGAAGCATCGTGTACATCGGGACGTTTTGGATAGACTTCGGTCCACCAGGTGTAGAGTTCGATTATTTCTCGGGCAGCTTTGGCCTGATAAGTAGGCTCTCCCCATCCGTCGTCACCGGGCGCCAGGCCCATGCTGTCGTCCATTTTAAGGTTCGCAGCCCAACGCAGATATTCTAATCCGGCTTCTGGACAGCGCCAGGTACGCCAGCGTAGGAAACTGCGACGCCACCAAGGTACCTCGTACTTCTTGCGTTCTTCTTCGCTCCAAAGACAGTGGTGCCAGGCCTGCTCAATCTCCACGAAATCTACCAGTTCGTTGAAAAGGCAAGGTAGAAAACGGTTGCCTACGTCTGACCAGGACCCTGGTTTGATATCTCTAGGATGTGCTGTTAATCTGTGGCTATGGCTGACCCAACGGTTGTTGATGTAGTATCTGACATCGTGAAATCGATCAGCAGGCCAGTTGACGAAGTTTTGGGCGTAATCCAATCCTTCCTCCACGATCCAATAACGGACGGGATGTGTCTCTTTGGCTGCCTCTCTCCAAAGGCGCCATTCTTTGCCCGTGCCTGCTTTGAGTTTGGGCGTACCTCGCAGCCAATCTGCTAATCGTGAACATGACCAATAGTTTGCTCTCATAGTAGTTTCCGGTTGTCGAACACTTTAATTATACGAGATCTTTAAAAACCTGTCAATAATAATTGGAAAACGAGTTAAAATTTTCTTTGGTATCCAGCCAAATTTAGCATCATACTATACTGCTCATAGGCTTTTTTGACTGCCTCGTTTGAGTTACGATAAAATGTTTCTTCACGCTCTTTGTCCATAAGTGTTTGAAACATATCAACTTCGGATCGAGTATGATGTTGCCATTTAAAGAATCTGCGTTCCAATTCAACTAAAGCTCTTAGACGACCTTCTGGTATTTCTACAGTATAAACCCGTTCATCTTCAAACTCTACGATATCGTTGCGAATGATATCAGCACGTTCTGGGTCTGTGAAAAACTTTGGAGGATGATACCGTGCTCTGCGTTTTTGATCGTTTAGGACACGTACTTCGTAATTTTCGCAAAATTGTTTAAGGTTATCTTCCACGACCCGCTGATTTCTTTGCTGGTTTGTTTACACTTACCTGACTACCGTGAATACCGTGATCTCCGTCCTTGGCGTTCTTAGTATTACTTTGTTTTTGATTAGATTTCTTTTTTTCTAAAACAGCTTTTAAAAAATCAGTTTTCATAATTACTCCTTGGCAATTAAACTGTGGGTCATAGGAAAGATTGCAGAGATGGCCTTAGCACAGGCCAATGCCACAAGCTGATGTTCCTTCTGTGTGCCATTACCTGAACGCAGTTCGATAAAATGTATCCATGAACGAAGTGTTCCGTTCATATAAAGTTTACTTTCGATGTTACCTTCCGGAATAACAGCACGAGCCTGTTCCTTGGCTATGCCATTCGTGACAGCCCAAGTGTAGGCCTCTCTAGCGGCTCTAATAACAGCCTGTTGTTTTTCTTCCCATAAACGTGCAAGCTCTCTCTGGTCAATGTCTGCCATGTCCAATTCGACAGAATTCTGTCTGTTTTTGGTGTCCTGCAATCTTGCTTCTCTAGTGACGAAGTTAAGATCTTTTGTAGGGTCAGCGTATCGTTGACTAAACTCTTGGAATGAGAATGATCTGTGTCTAAGGATCTGACGGGCGATATCTCTGGTTGTGGTGATTTCAACACAGGCTGAAACCATTTCGAGTGGGCTCCAGTGTGCGTGTTTAACAAGATATCGTATAAGCTTCTCTGATGTCTCTGTATTGAATTGGTTTGATGGGTTGCTGACACGGGCGCAATACGCAATGAGTTCCTGCGCATCCTCGATACCCATGAGTCTAAATTCGCCTGTGGGTTGGGAATAGGATAAAAGTTTAACATTCATTTATGATTCTTTCAATATTTTCATGATCTTTTCTTTTTCTAAAAGATCTTTTTCTAGTTCAATATATTTAACACGCAGTTCTTTTAATTTGTCCCAACGTTCTTCTAGTTCTGGATTTGGTTTAAGAATAGCTAAACGTTCTTCAATCTTTTCTATAGCTTGGGTCAGACTCTTACCACCTACAACAATATCAGCACCTTCTTTCATGGTCAACCCGTCTGCATCTATATGCACATTGGAAGGGTTAGTGGTCATGGTATAGCCACTGGTGCCGGTTGTTGTGTAGTTATAAGGAATTGTGGTGCTGCCTGAGGTGAACGTGCTGAAATCCAGAGTGATATCGTTCATTGTATCTATGGTATAGATTGGCTGTGCTGCTCCCCCACCTAAGTCAATTGTGATAGTATCAGCACCGTACCCAGAACTGATATTACTATAGTCAGGAGGAACAGCACCATATCCATCTAGACTACCAGTTACAGTGTAATCTTTATTCATGTTTTTTTTGTTGGCCATTTATCATTTTACCCCAATAATCATAAATCTTCGAAATTGCCAATCTGGATATTCAAATAGTTTTTCACCAGAAAAATAAATCTCAGATAACTTGAAATCTTTGACAAAGTTTTCTAGAGAATTATGGTTATGACAATGATCTTCATGTTTCATGTCGTTGCTTTGTAACACCACTAATGTTCCTTTAGGAATGTTGTCAAACCATTCTTGAGATTCAATATGTTCTACGCTGGTGTTTATCACTGTGTCGAAATCATGGATGGTATATTGAAAGTCGTTGGCATCGCCAGTTATACTTTTAAATTGCCAATTTTGCCACTCCCAAGAGTTATTGATCTTATCTGCGATTTTTTCAACCTTGGGATCAATATCTAAACTGCGAAAAGTTTTGATTTCAATACGATTGCGGATCCTTAATATAAAATTTGTTAGACCATACCAGCCACCTAAGCAAAGTATCTGTCTAGGGTGTGCTGGCATGTTAAGTTCTATGATTTTTTCTAAAGATTCAGCTAACCATAATTTGCTCAATACTTGTCCACTAGAAAAAGCATCTTGATCAAGATGCATTATGCACCTTTAGCTTCTTTACGGGAGTTCTTCTCTTCTGTGATTTCGTTACGACGAGCTTTAACTGCTTTACCTACTTCTTGAAGTGCTTTACGAGCACGAGTACCTGCTGCGTTGTTACCAGCGGCAAATTTTGTATCTTCCGCTAAAAAGTTTTCAAATGCTGATTTTAATTGTTCTACTGTGTTTGACATCATGTTTTCCTTAAGTTATGTTCTACTACTTATTGTAGTAATTGGTGTGGTCGGTAGGTTTCGAACCTACAAAGGCTACGAACTACGTCAGCGCCCCGTCCCCATTCTGGACTATGGGTCCAGCGGGAGCTTTGCCAATTTGCTCACGACCACAGCTTTATTATATAACAAAATCATTCCTATTGCAATACTTTTATAGAAAATTTTGAAGAAAATTTCTCAAGGATATATAGTGTAGCGATTTAAATTTATGGAGATCAAATTAAATGAGATTAAATTTTTTGCCATTTCTGTGTCTTTTTGGAGTTTCTGCCGCCTACGCTCAGGTTACGGTATACGGTGTAATTGACACAAGCATACAGTCCTACAACAACGGAACCTCTAGTTTTACTAGAGCGGCCGATAGTCAATATAGCACGAGTCGTTTGGGGTTTAGAGGCACAGAAGACCTTGGAGGAGGGCTAAGTACCTTTTTTCAAATAGAAGGAACGTTGAATCCCTCCACAGGATCAATGGGGTCTACCACTGTGGCTGCTAATGAAATTTTCAATAGAGATGCGCATATTGGTATCAAGTCTCCGTTGGGATCAATTAGAATGGGACGAACTGATGTGGCTCTAGTAGGAGAGATGGATATATTTGTATCACAATCTGGAAACTTTGGTATGCATCCAACTAACGGCACCAGTGTTGAATTGGGTACCGATCAAAAAAACGTGGTCAGATATGACAGTCCGGTTTATGGAGGATTTCAACTCATAGTGGGTCATGCTACTAACAACGTAGGAGCGACCACAGATGCCAATGCAGATCAAAATGGAGTGGCTCTAAGATATGAAGCAGGCAAACTAAAGGCAGGAATAGGCTATCAGAAAAATCAAGGTGTGGGTGTGGCAGCACGTGAGACCACGACTGCAGGGTTGGCCTATGATTTTTCTGTGTTATCAGTTGGTACTGCCTATGCAAGAGGTGATAATTCAACCACCGCTGATGTGACTAGTTCGGCATGGGTAACCTCAGTAAGGGTACCGTTGCAGCAACAGTATGCTGCACATGTCGTTTATGCGCACAGCTCAAATGGTTCCAGCACTACCAACAACAAAGGTAACGGTGTTACATTAGCGGTTACCAAAGACCTAAGTAAACGCACCACACTTTATGGAGCATATAGCAAAGTCTATAATCAAACTAACTCGTCTATGACCATGTTCAATGCAACAAGTGCTCCGGCAAGAGCCGGTTTAGATACCAGTTCATTGGGACTAGGAATCAGCCATCGTTTTTAAAAAATGAGGAACGAAGAAGAAATATCTGTTATTAGATCTAATATAACTGATCCCTTCTTCGTTCCGAATTTTCTTCTTGAAGACGAAGTATCATATCTAATAAAAATTTTTGAACAATCTCAAGACAATAATTGTTCTTCAATAATTAAAAAAAACACAGGTCCTATAACTTTAAATCTTAATAATTTTAATCAAGATCAAGTAGTGACTAATATTATTGATAGGTTAAAATCAATAATAGGAAATTATGTAATCACCGCAGCTTTTTTTTATAAAACAGAGTACCCGCATGTTATTCACAATGACGATACATTCGAGTTACCGAATGACGTATACAAAGGTATAACACTACCATTGAAATTGTACGGCGAAAATGTAAAAGAATTTCCTCATCTATGCTTTTTTGATCAACTATATTTTCACGGTCCAGCAAAGTTTTTTAAAAACGAAAACGATATACCGACCTACTACAATGAACAGATATATGATTATTCAAGAATAGAAAATCTTGCAGCAGCTGAGTTTGATCAAAAACTATATGAAACATATTTCACTCATCTAAAGAAACCTTGGTTGGATGGAATGAGCATAAAATGTATGATTCCTTGGATTCCTAGAAATGCCATAATATTTGACAGCATTCGACTGCATTGTGCCAGTGACTTTCGTAGAGTGGGTGTGCATTCAAAATTAGGAATAAGTATTTTTACCAAAAAAACTTAACTGTTTCCATTTAAAATTGTTTCAATAAATAATCGTCAGCTGTAACATAATTTTAAAATTAATAGAAACCATGAACAAAAAAACAAATCTAATTTACCAACCTAAATTAGATTTTAATTTAGAAGAAATCAAAGAAATAGTTTTTCTAAATCAGTTTTCGTCCGATAAAAATCTCAATGCTTCCCATCATAGATCAGTGTCAGATCATCCCTGTCTACAAAAAATACGATCTAAGTATCCGTTTTTAAGCAGCATTTATAATATATACACTCTACCAGGAAATCGTAAAATTCCGTTGCACGTTGATGCTCAACGATCAGCGGCGTTGAATATACCTATTGAGAATACCGAAGACAGCGTAACAATTTTCTATGAGCATGTACAAGATCCAATTTTAGAATATGATTCTAAAAACGTTTATAATTTAATCAAGTCGGAAGTAACGGAACTTTTTAGATTTACTTTACTAGAACCAACGTTAATCAATAATTCAATTCCTCACATGGTTATTAACAATAGTTCAAAACCAAGAATAATTCTTAGTTGGAGTGTCAATAAAGAATTTAAATTTGAAGATGTCCGAGATAAATTTCAATGAATAATTTTTATCATCCTGTTGAATTGCCTTTTTCTATCGATCTCGATCTTACGAAGTTTGTCGATCAACAGACCAAATGTAATATCGATCTTTTGCCCGAAAAAGTGCACCACTGGCTAGAAAATACGCTTGACGCTGTGGTATTATGGACAGAGATATTTTATCTATCACCAAATCGATCGTATGATATACACTGTGACGGACACGAAATTGATAATAAATGCAAATTAAATTACATTATCAATGGTGATGACAGCGTAATGCATTGGTACAAAGCAGTAGACCATAATAAAATAATATACGCCTACAGCAAATCTAATACTAGATATCTTAAATTAGAAAAAACCAATGCTGAAGAAATTTGTCAAGCGACTCTAGTGAATCTAAATCTTGTAAATGTAGGAGATTTTCATACAGTAGCGAATGGTAAAAATGATCGATGGTGTATCAGTATTGTTGTCGGAGATAAAATTACCAAAGACAGATTAAACTATAACGAGGTAAAATCTAGATTAAATATAGAATGAATACCTGTTACATCAAGTTAGCATTAGATATATTTCCTTTCAATCATCCAGTGGATTATCTATTAAACAACGATTGGCCAGAAAATCGCATGGACAAATTGCATTCTACTGAGTATCTTAACCCAGAATTAATTCAGTGTTTCCAAGAAAACAATGTGAAATTAAGAAATACATTTTTAATGATCAATTGGTGGACATTAAGACCTAGGCCTCCACACACAGACGGAAATTGGTTTTCTGACGATGGTGTTGTTGCAAAAAGACAATGTGGAATTAATTGGAATTTTACTCCCGGAACCTGGGTAGAATTTTACAGCAAAGAAAATGCCACACCAAAATTTGATCCTAAGGGGAGAATCGATGATGCCACAGTTTGGCCAGACGCAAGAACAGTCATTGATAAATGGCACACTCCCGGACCGGTGATTTTTAATCCTCAAATTATCCATAGAGTAAAAAGTTTTCCTCATATCCAAAGACGAGTGGCCTGTACTCTGAGGTTTGACGAAACTTTTGAATCTATAGGTGAAAAGCTATCTAAATATATAAAATAATGTTTACTTCTATACAACTACCTTATACTAAATTCGTCCCCGATAACACCGCGACTACATATTATATCGCGGCCATTCATTCAGCAAGTCCGTGGATAGAAGAATTTAACCTACAAGATGTGTGTAGAGGTAGAGACATACGCTGTGTTGTTGGCTGGATTAAGCCCAGACACAGAATGCCTATACATGTAGACATGGGGGATTATGGACCTACTCCATGGGCATTAGATTTTACCACAGATGAATTCAAACATGCAGAACTTGAGATATACAAAAATTTAGATGTGTTAAACAGGCCAACCGGAAATTTAGTTGCTCCCCCAAACAATTCATACGGAATACCGATCATCAAACCAGAAAATGCTGAATTAATAGATTCGTGGTCATTTACTAAAGGTGCTGTTAAATTTACCCCCGGAACAAACTGGCACACTGGATATAATCCTGATCCAGAAAAATGGATGGCAGTTGTAAGTTTAAGAAGTTTTTTTATCGAAGACTGGTACGCTATAGAGGAAAAATTACAATCAGTGAGTGTGCTGTAAATTAGCGATAACTTTATCTACATTTTCCGCAGTCATAGGAATATTGAGAATTAAATGTATGCTGTCATTCACCCAAGAAATAGTTCTGTGAGTATGTCTGGTATTTACATAATATGCCCTGCCGTGTTCAATGTTCAACTTTCGATCATCCATTAACCAATCATAGTCATAGGGGCCACAATTGTTTAAAAATACTATTAATCTAAAAACATCACGAGGCAGACTGGGATGATCTCTATGCGGCACAAAATGTCCACCTATATTGCTTTTTACAAGAAAAGTTCTCCCAAGAGGACTCCATAAATTTAAGAATCCGTGTAAACTATGACAGGCATTATAAACTGCTGTAGGTTGATTAAATTCTAATTCGCTTAGTCTTCTTCCGGCAGCGTAGCTTGCTTGAGCCAAACTAGGATTCGTTTTATGATCCGACCCTGGAAGATTAGTCAATGTCAAAGACTGTCTATTATTAGGCCTGTCGGTTCTAGGTAGATAATCTTGCCAATCATTTTCAAAGTGTTTTATTTCTTCCATAAAAGATCGACAATCAATTTTAAATTTTAAAGGTTCAAAACTTCCTAGATTTGATAATGTGAGTTCGTTTTTAATGTCCTCTGCAGAAACATCATCGGGAGAATAATTCTGAGATCTTCCGCTAACACCGGGTGGAACTATGATATTAGACATGTTAATTTATTCCGCAGTCTTGTTTTTTTAATTCTTGAAATGCCCATGCTCTTTCTTGGCATTGCCAACAGGTTCTGCATCTTCCTACTTGTTGTTCGGTGCAAGAATGAGTTAATGAAATCAGTTCTTCTAAGCCATTATCAAACAACATAGATAAAATTTTTTCTTTGGTAAAATCCACGAAAGGAAAAATTATTCTAGGATCAATACTTTCTTTGGCTCTATTGGGGACACCGGGATAGTTTTTTAAAGCATCTGGTACAGGGTTTAAAGCTATAAAAATTTTATCTATTTGATGTTTTTGAAATATTTCTTTCACAGCAGATGCATTTTGTTGACTATGATGAACATCTGGACTACCTGCTTTAACTGTACCTGGTATGTTAAAATTAAACTTACGGTTAAAAAAATCAATTATGGGATCAGCATACAGGTATGCGCCATCTTTCTTTGGAATAGTGAATGGTTGTATTTTAATTCCTTTATTGTGTTTGACCAACAGATACAAAAGAATAGCACTATCAAGTCCGCCTGACAGCAAAATTCCATAGTAATATTTTTGGTCGAATGATAGTTGCATTAAATATACTGCATGTTTATTATATATTTAACTAGATGATTGTTGACAAAAAAAATTTTATTTTGGGTATCCTTTTTATTTCTATAGGCCTGTTATTTTTCTACGAATCGTTATTTTACATGTCTTCTCTGCAAGATTTTTCGCAGATCCCTCCTGGATTCTTTCCTTCGGGTCTCTCCGCTATCCTGGCAGTTAACGGTTTGATTTTAATTTTTTCATCTGTAAAATGGAAATAATACAGCAGGCCCTTATGTATGGCAGTGAAGCATTTTCTTTACAGAATTTGTTGTATTGCTTTGCTGGCGTTTTCTTAGGCACGTTGGTAGGAGTGTTGCCGGGACTAGGCCCAGCCACATCAATGAGTATCCTGTTGCCAGGTGTTCTAATGATACCAAATCCGGTAACAGCAATAATTTTTTTAGCAGGAATATATTATGGAACCCAATACGGTGGTTCTATAACGGCAATTTTATTGAAACTGCCAGGAGAGGCATCATCTGTTGTAATAGTAAATGACGGGTATGCATTGTCACAAATGGGTAAATCAGGCACAGCACTTTCTATCTCAGCCATTGGCTCATTTGTTGCAGGAACTTTCTCTACCATAGCTATAGCATTGTTTGCCGTGCCTGCATCTCAGCTGGCATTCTATTTTGGTCCTGTAGAATATGCATCCTTAATGGGGTTGGGATTGTTATCTATTATAGTGTTGGGTGGAGATTCTTTTTTGAAATCTTTTTCAATGGTGATGCTAGGACTGCTGCTATCAACCATAGGATACGATGTGAATTCTGGAACAGAAAGGATGACATTTGGGATACCTGCATTAGGCGAAGGTTTGCCTTTTGTAATATTAGCAATGTCTATTTTTGGTATTGCTGAAGTATTTTATAATTTTATTCGCCAAGAAAAAGAAATCATTATAGAAAAATGTTACAGCTTAAAATTTAAAGACATGTATCCCACTAAGGAGGAAATAGGTATCGCGATTATGCCTATATTAAGAGGTACAGTTATTGGATCTGTGTTGGGCGTTATTCCAGGAGCAGGTCCAATACTGGCTTCTGTGGTAAGTTATGCCTTAGAAAAAAGAATTAGCAAGCATCCAGAAAAATTTGGAAAAGGAGCAATTGAAGGTATCGCTTCTCCTGAAAGCGCCAACAACGCTTCGGCTCAGACTAGTTTTATTCCTTTGTTAAGTTTCGGAATACCCACTGGTCCTACCATGGCAATAATTTTAAGCGTTCTCTTACTCTTCGGACTCCAGCCGGGGCCTCAGCTGATTTCTTTCAATCCTGGATTGTTTTGGACTCTAATTATTTCTATGTGGATTGGGAATTTCTTTTTAATAATTTTAAATCTTCCGTTGATCAGTTTATGGGTTAGTATTACTAGAATTCCCCAAAGTGTATTAAGTATTATAATATTGCTGACGTGTTTAATTGCTGCGTATGTAGTGACGCAGAGTTGGCTTATAATGGGAATGTTATTACCCCTTTCAATCGCCGCAATTGTGTTGAAATTATTAGATTGTGATCCCTCACCTGTGTTATTAAGTTTTGTTATAGGAAAGATGTTTGAAGAATACCTAAGGCGATCTTTAATTATTAGTAGAGGAGATTGGTTTATATTTTTAGATAAACCTATATCTATGACGTTTATTTTAATAGCTGTCATGATGATAGTTTGGTCTTACATTGTCAAAAAGAAAAAGATTATATAATGAAAACCATAACTTGGAAACCTACTACAAAAAAGACATTAGACGATGAATTTGAGTATTTGAGAAATATTCAATACAACGATGTATCTCACAAACTATGGAAGAACTACAATAGAGAAACACTGTCTCAGGCATCAGCATTTACTATATGCTATAATGATGACGGTATTCCGGAAATGTGTTCTAGCATAGCCATTAAAAATTGTTGGCCTAAAGAAACCTATAGAATATTAAATAGATTATGGAAACCCTCCAACAGAATTAATTACCCTAAAATCATGAGTCCGAGTTTTGCAGAAACAGCCCTCAGTCAAATAAATTGGCTTAAAGAGAACACAGAATGCAGATTGATTTTTATCAGTAGGCAAAGCAATAACTGGGAAGACTGGGTGATAAATCAATTTAAATCTGTTTATGATATTCAATTTTATAAAAATAAATTTAAATATCTTACCTGTAGTAATGAATCTGACGATAGTTGTTGGCAAAAAATAATCTATCAAGGAGATAAAAGTATTTTAGAAGAATGGAAAAGATGTCTATAATTAAAAATATTGTTCATTTTCCTAACCTGTGGGGCAGTATTGTTCCGATGCAGGCAGTAGGTGTATATGCCTTATACTCGATATTTTTAAGTTCGCCTCCAGATTGGTGGTGGGTTGCTACCTTAATTGGTTACATCTGCATGAAAATGCTAGGAATTTCAGCAGGGTATCATCGTCTATTTTGCCATGGCGGATACAAAGTCAACAAAATAACCAAACGTCTATTGTTGTGGTTTGCGATAATCGCCGGACAAGGAAGTCCTATATATTGGATAGGAATACACCGAGGATATCACCATAGATACACAGACACTGACAAGGATGCTCATAGTCCTAGACACGGGTTTTGGCACAGTTACATTCTATGGATGTTTAAAATGAGGGCAATGAGCATTAGATCAGTATTAGATCTGTTGAGAGACAGCGACATGATTTTTGCGCACAAACATTATATCAAAATATTCTGGTTGAGTCACCTAGCTGTGGCCCTGATAAATTTTGAATTATGGTTATACCTTATGGGGTTTGCTGCCTTTATCACTTTACATAGTTTTTTAATTCAGACCAGCGGCACACATCTTTCTTGGGCGGGGTATAAGAATTATGATCTTGTGGACGACAGTGTCAATGTTCCTTGGCTGTTTCCGATTATCCTGGGAGAGGCGTGGCACAACAATCATCACGGCGACGGTCGTAATCCTAATTATGGTCGCAAGTGGTGGGAATTTGATCCGACTTTTTGGCTAATAAAAATAATTAGAATAGATTAATATGGAATATATTTTTTATTTTTTCTTATGGACCTTTATTTTGTACTGGATACACAGAATAGGTCATAAAACGCACTATGTAAAAGAATTTCATAGACATCATCATGTTTATGTGATTAAAACAATAACCGGATGGCACTGGAATAATTTATTTCTTTTTAACGATGACTGGCCGAGCACGATCGATCTATGGTTTACAGAGGTTATTCCTACAATAATTTTTAGCTGGATAACTGGTCAATGGTGGATAGCGATTTTTTATTATATATGGGCGGCCTTTGTTCAAGAACCTTTAGAACATAGACGAGGTTTAGATTTACCATTACTAACCTGCGGAGAATGGCATTTGAAACACCATCGCCGACCGGATAAGAATTTTGGTTTATTTTTCCCAGTATGGGACAGAATTTTTGGAACTGAATTAAAATGATCTATACATCTTCTCAAAATTGGTACAATTGGTCCTATAATGGAGAAAAATTTTCTAGATCGTTTTCCAAGCACGATGTGTTTTCAACAGCCTTCGAGATCGACTCTGTGAGTGTCGGAACTTTTAGGCAAGAACTACTGTTAGCTTCAAAAGATATACTTGATCATTATCCCGGGCTAAGACCTTGTATAATGTTTAGCGGTGGTATAGACAGCGAGATAGTTCTCAGATCGTTTTTAGAAATAGGAGCCGATCCAGAAGTCTGTATCTTTAGATACGAAAACGATTACAACATGTACGATGTGAGTTATGCTGTAACTGTCTGCTCCATGCTAGATGTAAAGTACAGAATAATAGATTTCAGTCTTAAAAATTATTATGAACAGGAAGCTGAAACTATTTCTGAAAATGCGCAAATAGACAGAGCCATGGTGTTACCTCAATTGAAATTCATGGAATACACTGACGGATTACCAATCTATTCCGAAGGTGTTCCGTCATGGAATAGAACAGACGATGATTATTCTAAACAAGGAACATGGTTAATGAGTTGCTGGGAACATGATATAGGTTGGTCAAAATATATGATTTATAAAAATAGGCCTGCGGTCATGGAATATTTTAAATGGTCACCGAGTCTCATGACAGCATGGAATAACACAACCTGGATTAAGAAGCTGATCAATGATGAATATTATGGAAAATTAGGAACCAATTCAACTAAGATTATAGGATATCGAGAAGCCTATCCGGACCTACTAGAAAGAAAGAAAAAAACCGGGTTTGAAAATTGTCAAGACCTAATAATAGAATTTGAAAACTTTTTAGAAAAAAAATACAACGGTTTAACGTTCAGGAGACACTACGATAGAAACTATGATCAGTTATGGTCGGATCTCTGCCAGAACCTAACAGTTTCGCCATTAAATTGTGATAGATGATCTACGAGATCAAATAATGGTATCGGGACCAAGTTTTCCATGTATTTGTGCCATTGTGTATTCATGATCCAATCAACTTTTTCTGGACCCTGATACTTGGGATAATATTCTAATTCATCTTTCCAATACTTACCGTAGATAAATGGTTTTATGTAAAGATCCCAATGATCGATTATCCTAATTTTTTCTCCATTACTATCTCTTAACCCATTATCTTTGATGTAAGGGTAGGCATGCAAAAACGCCTGCACAACATCGTCGGTTAGTAAACTGAGTAGCATTTCTCCAAATCTTTCCCAACCAATAATATCGCCTGTTCTGTTTGACAATTGTAGTGCTCTTAATCTAGCGATTTCAAAAGAGTTAGCAGTTTCTAACATGTACCATTTATCATTTTTGTACAAAAGGTCTGGGCCATGTATTCCTTGTATAAAATCATAATCTCCTGGCAGCTGATTTAGGAACTGAGTATGCATGTGTTGATATGGAGCCAGCCCGGTTTGTCTAGTTAATTCTAAAAGTTCATCTTTCTTTTGATAAGGATCCATTTCTATTATTATAGATTTAAAATTATATTTCTTTTCTAAAAATTTTAAACGTTCTAGTTCGTTTTCGTTAGATCCTTTCAAATAAAGAAAGGCAACTTCTATAGGAATTCCCTGAGTAAAAAAACTGTGTAATACTGCTTGACTGTCTAGACCGGTGCTTAATCCTAGCATAAGTTTAGGATTTTTTTTATACAACGACACAGCACGTCTATCAAATTCTTTTCTGAGATTTTCAACTGGTCGAGAACAACTATATTCTACATAAAATTTTTTGTCCTCGAAACCAAAATTTATTCCAGAATGGATGTTTTGTGTCATATATTTTCTGAGAGAGATTTGAAACCAGAGAGCAGGTCTTTACTAAAATTCTTGATAGAATATTTGCTTTCTGTGAAGTTTGCGTATTGAGATGTTTTGCTGAAAATATGATTACGTAGAGTATTGATTTCGATAACAATCATCCGTTCTCTATAATAGGTCCTATAGTCTCCTAGCCAGTGAATTTTTTCTGACCCTTGATACTTTGGAAAATACATAAGATCTTGTTTCCAATGTTTATAATAGAGATACGGTTTTATGTATAAATCCCAAGAATCAGGCAATAGGTCTTTAAGGAACCGTGTTAGGTCGTGACCAGCAAAGTAATCATAGGAATCTAAAAAACATTGAAACGGTTCTTCTTGAAAGATAGACGCTAGTATATTACTGTTCTTGCCGAAGGTAATAAATTTGCTCTTTCTATTCAGCAGAGTCACTGCTCGTCGTCTAGCAAATTCGAAAGTATTATATGATTCAAGATAATATAATTTTCCAAAACCCTGTGCGATTATAGGACCTTCATACCCTTGTATGATATCCATGTCTTCCGGGAGCATAGAAACAAATTTTTTATACATCAATTCGCCGGGAAAGATCTTAGTTTCTTGATGTTCTTTTAAAATTTCTTCTCTAATTTCATACGGATTAATTACAATTTTAGTTAATTTAAAATTGTATTTTTTCTGTAGAGCGGTTACCCATTCTAGTTCTATATCATTAAACCCAGGATAGTGTCTAAACACACAGTCTACTTTTAGATTTTGATCATAAAACGAATTTAATACTATTTGACCATCGAGTCCGCCGCTCAGCGAAATAACTGGAAATTTTAAATTTTTATGTAACTCGCCGGCAAGGAACATACATGCTTCTTTGAAATTAAGATTAGTGTGTTTTGCAGGATTAATTTTAAGAATATATTTGTCGTCCTCGAAACCGTAATACCAATCGTTATCGAGACCAGTTGATTGAAAAGGTATGTTCATATTAAACAATCACTGAGTGTTTGCCCCATCGAATCCAGTTCCATAATCTTTCGTGACTCCAATATAAGACCATGTTAACAACAGTGGCCATTCCTGCAAATAACGCAGCCTGCCCCCAACTGCCGGTCATGATGAATGGGATCACAAAATTGCTGACAGTTATTAAAATTCTCCAAGATACTACCTTAGAAATAGATCTCGGATGACCTTCTGCAAATTGTAATTTTTCGTTTCCTCGTCGGTTCCATTGAAATACGTTCCATGCACGCTCATGTATCCAGAAAAGAGCACTGTTAATAACTAACGCCAGACCTGCGATTTTGAAGCCCATTAATAAACTACCAGTTACAATAAATGCATTGACCATGTGACTGATAGTAATCAATACTCGCCAAGAAACTACTTTGGCAATCGTTCTCAAGTGATTTTCGTTAAATTTTTGCATATTTTTTCCTTCGTGGGTTATTTATGAATACTCATTGGTCCTATTTTATAATCATGATTAAACATAATGAGTCCATCTGCGATGCCGTTTTTTATGTTTACAAAATTTCCTGCATTCGATTGTACATAAGACAAACCTTCTAACCATATGGTATGCGTTTTAGTACCCCTATGACCTTGAATAAACCACGAATCAAATTCACTATACCAATCTCTTGTTGATTTATCAGCCTGGTACCAGGATTCGTTCCATGTCGAATAAATTAGATTTCTAAGCACCCTTTCATGAACCAATCTAAAAACTTCTTTAGATAAAGATTTTCCGCTCCATAGATCCAAATACATCGGTGTAAGTTCAAGCCAACGCTTTATAACATGTGCCTGTTTACACAAAATATCTACAGATTCAGGACTCCAATAAAAATATTCTACGGTCGAATTTGGATAATCTTTAACGAAATCATTTATACTGGCTATGTTAGAAGCTCTATCATTGAAACGTATGTAAAAGTCATTGGTCTGGCTGTGTATATATGTGCGGGGTTTCTCCACTCCTAAAATGATAGCAATTTTTTTATCTTTATCGAATTTTTTTCTTATTTCTGAAAAATAAAGATAATTATATCTTGTTACATTTAACGGATTCAGACCTTCTCTCTTTGTTTCAATCCAACTGGCATCTCCGTGATCATCAAAAAAAGAAAATAAAAATTTAGTTAGATCCACAATAGTGATCTTAGTTTTAGGAGACCTATTTTGTATTTCTTGTAGTCGGGGTAATGTCTGTAGAACATGTTCGGAAGCAGCAGCATTATGAGAACTTTTGTTGTCTTGGGAAATGTTCATAAAATTTCCATTTCCTTCAGACATTGTGTTGATCAACAATTCATCTATATGCAATCCCTGCCTTATGAAACTTTCAACGATATTATGACTATCGGCACCGCCGCTGTAGCTAATAATAATATAGTCATATTTTTCTCTAAGAGATCTAGATCTCATATCATACAAGGCATCTAATGACAGTGAAGGTTCTAGGGACCAATCATAGTTTGAAAATATGTTGTCGTTGAAGATCCATGTTACTGGTTTTGAAAATTTAGTTGCAAACAAACATGCCTGTATCTTGGAATCAAATTCTATATTATCTACCTTGTAGTAGCCTAACGCTTTTTTCATCATGGTGGACTATTTATATTGTGCCATATTCAAAATTTAAAAAATGAACGTTTTATAAATATCAACTGAAGGCATCAAGGAGAACACTAGTGAAAATAATTTTAGTTTGGTTGGCGATGATTTTTGTAACAAATCCACTGTGGGCAAACCCCACCGTAGAAATTCCAAAAGATGTTAATATCTTAGTACCGTACGGACCTGGCGGAATTGCAGATATACAGGTGCGTCATCTTTCACTGTGGCTGGCAAAAAGAGGAATCAATTTGAATCCCATTTACAGGCCTGGAGGTAACAGCACAATAGCCGCAAATGAATTAGTAACATCAAATAAAGACGGATCTGTGTTGATGATAAATTCAACCAGCAATTCATGGTTAGCCAAAGAACGATTAGGTAGAGAAGTAATCGATCCGATTGTAACCACTGGCGGAAATGCTAATGCTTTCATAACATTTCCTGGTAGTAGGTATGAAAATTACAATGATTTCGTTCGTATTCTTAAATCCAACGATCCAGAAACAAAAATAGGTTGGCATGCGGTGGCCAATCTCATAAATCTAAATCAGCTTGTAGAAAAACTCGAAGCGCCTAAACCTCTGCTAATACCGTACAAAACATCAACCGAGTCAAGTAGAGACGTGGCAGGAAAACATATTCCGTTGGCATTGGTTCCCATGTCAACGGCATTGCCTTTGGCAGAATCCGGGAAGGTTAAAATTATCTTTGGTTTTTCTGCAGGCAAGTCTGGGTTACCGACGGGTGTCTTAGATCTCAGAAGTAAAATACCGTCGTGGCAACACGGCGAATTGTTTTTTATTGGATTACCACCAGGGACTGATAAAAAAGTACATAATGCATGGTCTACACTTTTAAAAGAATATCTAAATGATAAACAAACAGAAGATACCTACACTAAGGCTTATTTCGGAAAAGATGTTGGAGATCGTGAATACGTATTCGAAGTTATCAACCGACAGAGTGAGTTGATCAAAAAATATAAAATAGAATTCAAATAAATATGAATATTGATTCTTCAACAATGAAGATTCGACCATGGAAAGAGGGAGTGTTACCACCCCCAGATGCCAAGCGTCCTAGATGTAAAGTCATGTATTGCTACGATGGAAAAACCGGTGTATTAGATGAGGATGACACAGATTATGTTGATTGGTTGATTGTTATCGCTTACGAAACTGAGGAACAAAATGGATCCTAAACTTTATGAGTCGCGTGCCAAATTTCATTCACTGCCTGCCGATTTTCAATATCAGGGGGCTGAAAAGTACCAAAGCAATTTAGAATATATCAAAGAAAATTTCAGCAGTTATCATTTCGATAAATGGAAAAAAGAAGAAGAAGGAGATTGGTATCATCAGTTAGGAAGATTTGAATTAGACCCAGAGATACCAAAAATCATTCCTTGGCTGATTGAAAAATCCAAAGATGTAGGTTGGTCAGACCTTTCGAAAATCGGTGCCCATCCAGGCTTTCCGGGAGGAGTGAGTCCTCTTCAAAATCAAGAAGATTACGATCTAGAACAAAGCGGAGTTAAAAATGATTTTGTTCAAATGGTTCCCGAGCCAGACATGTGTAATATTCCTGCCCTTCAAAAAATGGGTGAATATTGGAAATTTAAAAGACTAAGGACCAGAGTCCATGTACAAATGCCAGGTCAGCTGTTTACTTGGCATGTGGATAAACTTTGGCACAGGAATCCGTTAGCCCCGCATAAAATGTCTAGAATGGTAATATTTTTAGAAGATTATGAACCGGGACAGATAATGGTTTATGGTAATTCTGTTCTAACACAGTGGCGTGCCGGTGATGTACATATTTTTGACACGTTAAATATTCCTCACTGTACTGCAAATATGAGTTATAAACCCAGAGTGGTAATGATTATAACCGCGGTTCGTACAGACGAGAGTGATAAAATTCTAAAAGACTGTACCGCAGATACTATACATCGGTATACTTAAATTGCTTTACAAGATATTCATCTACAGTTACAGGCTCAAAGTTTGACGAGTCTGTTTTTGTAATAATGTCTTGAAGCAGATATTGATTAGTAGTGCTTACACCCCAATTTATATTAGGTGCCACGGCAGCGCAGTTTAACAGCACTGAACTAGCAATGCCAGTCTCGGCTATCTTACCGGACAAATTTACATTCAATCCTAGATCGTTTGTTAGATACGCGGCTTCGACCAGTTTGAAGGGATCACTGAATTTCATTAGTTTTAAATTTACCCCCTGACCAGTGCCTAGATTCATCATTTCGCGAATATCTTTACAGGTAAAAATATCTTGATCTAGGCACACACTTACACCTTGGTCGAGAGAATTACAATCTTCGATAAAGAGTATGTTATCTCTAGATGTTTCTCGAACAAACTTTTGAAAAGATTCTGTAGAAATTCCACTGTTTGAATCGACACAAAGATGGGAATTATGTGTAATTTCTCTTAGGCGATGTATCAACGAAATTTCATCGTCAATATTGTGTTTGCCTATTTTCACTTTAAAAAATTTAACTCCGGACAGGTAACATGCTTCAGCTTCGTTAAGATCGTCCTCTATAGTTTCGTTAGCTAATATTCTTAAACTTGCAATATCATTTCTAATTTTTTTTCCTAATAATTGGTGCAATGACACATCGTTAGCTCTGCAATATAAATCTAGTAAAGCTGAGTATACCGCAAATTTAGCTCCGGTATTACCATAGAACATTTTGTCTATGTCTGAAATAATTTTTTTGTAATTTGAAATTTCTTGACCAATAACAAAAGTTGTGAACCAACGATTGATAATTTCGTTCATGCCAGAAACTGTGTCACCAGTCATTCTAGGAGCTGATGCTGATTCGCCCCAACCGACTAATCCATCTGATTCGATTTTGACAATTATGTTTTCTGCATGACTTATGCACCTACCAGAAAGAAACATAGGTTTTTTTAGCGGAATTTTTATTACGACTGTTTCTAAATTAGTAATTCTAAAAGACATTCTATGATCGATTGAGCACTGTTATGTTGTTAACATTTTTGATTCTTTGGTTATTCCATTATTTTGATTGTATAAATCAAACTCTTTCTGCATTCCTTCCACCGCCGGGTATTGCATATAATCTAAATATAAAGCCTCGCTTTCCCAATCCTGTGTAACTTCTAATGTTAACGGATCCAATTCCAACACGGTTCTAGATACTTTGAATGTTTCCTGCGCCTTTATATATTCAAATCTTTTTTTAGGAAGTTTGCTGAAATATTCGATGTGCCATGGTATAGACTCATTAACTCTTCTAAAGATGTGTATAACCTGAAAAGACATTTTTTCCCCCCTCAATTAAAAGTTATTTATTTTTAAATCTAACACCTTAAATGCTCTGGTTTTAAGTTTTCTTAGTCCGTAATTTATGTTTGTCGGATCTTGAAAAAATTTGCTGTTTACATCAATAGTTATGTCTTTTACAACATTGAAAAAAATGTTTCTTGCACAACTTAAATCAGCAATCTCGTACATCCAATAGTACCAATCATTTCTTTGTATATTGGGTTTTTCTGCCTGGAAAATACCATCATTCCATGATTCGGCGTAAAGAACTTTTTTAAAAATTTTATTTTGTGCTTTCATAATCCTGTTGCCCCGGGTGGCACCCACTACACTATTTTTATACAAAAAATTATTAAATTTAGAATCAGCTACCATGTGTAAGGCACATTGATATGCCTGTTCCATAGGTAGGATAGGAAAATCTGCAGTCCAATAAAACGGTTCTTTAGTTCCTAACTCTGGATTTACGCTCAACATATCCATAGCATGATCTGCAAAATGAAAATATATTCCATTGGAAGTTTCTGATAGAACTGGTTTTTCTATTCCGAAAATGTGGGCAGTATTTTCTGGTTTATATCTAGCGTCGAATTTATCTATATTTGCAGACATAAAAAAGACTGCCGGGGTATAATTAGAATAGAAATAATTTTTGTGATCTAATTTTTCCTCTATGGTGTCTGTGATATTTTTAGACATAAGATTTTCTACATAATCGACTATGGTAATTTTGATCTCTGGATTAGATTTTGATATTCTTTTTAAAACAGGCTCAATAGCATAGTCCCATTCACTTAGACTATTTCTAGCAGAGGTATCATTGACATTGGGCGTGTAAAATTTTTTGTCAGCTAAAATTTTAGGCCATTTCACTACTATTTCGTCTAATTTTATTTTATGTGTCAAAAAAGTATGTAGTATATTGTAACTGTCCGAACCACCGCTGAAATGCAACACTAGATGCGAATATCGATCTCTCAGCTGTTCAGCTCGTTGCTTGTAAAGATTGGGTAAAGGAATTTTTCCTAACAGAGATCTATCAAAATTTTCCCAGATATGATTATGGTAATAAAAATGAATTTGATCTTTTTTATGTATCGAAGCGTATTGAAAGGCGTCGAATTTTTTTGTAAACCCATTGTTATCTACAATCCAACATCCGTATTTTGAAAGAAGTTTAGGGTATTTCTGATAATCCATGTTACAAATATTTATAAGCAATTGCCTGGTCATAAATAAATTCATGCTGTTTACACACATTGAAAAACTAGAAAATTTTTCTGAGTTAACCAAGGATATCAATGATATCATTGCCAACATAGGGTTTAAAGATAATCAACTATCATTACAAAATCTCTATGAAGGACAAGATGATTGGTACAATAATACTGGGTCTTTGAAGGCTCTGAGTGAACAAGATGAAACCAAATATCAAGTGATTAATTCGGGTTTAAAGGGATCTTCCATTGAAGGTCTTATACAACGATTTAAAGGTTTCAGAAGCAGAATTATTTTGATGGATCCAAGAAAATGCTATTCTGTTCATGCTGATCCGTTTAAAAGAATACACATTCCTATTGTAACAAACGATCAGTGCTGGATGGTTTGGCCAATTGAAAAACAATGTTTTAGATTGTTGGAAGGTAGAATCTATTCAACTGACACCACCAAATTACATACTTTTTTAAATGGACATGAAACTTTAGGTAGAATTCATCTGGTAATGTCCGTAAATGAACATCAATGATTGGCTTTAGAATTTTCGAAAAAATTATTTAAATGAGTTTTTTCTAAGAACTCGTCAGTAAACACTCCGTCAATTCTAAGACTCCAACTCCAGTAATCCGAATCATTAACAGTGCCATGATAATTATGATTCATGAAATACATTGCTCTATGATCAGACACGTGTCGTTCGCCGGTGTCTGTGTCGAATAAAAATAACTTTTTAGGATGTTTACCAGTAATCCAAATAAAATTATCTACATATTCATCTAAACCTTTGTTGTCACGATGTATGATTCCCTCGGATCCAGCAGGTGATATAAAAAATAACACTCTACCATATTCCTTGAAACAATTTTGATCGTCAATCCAATTAAACAGAAAATCAAAATTATGTCCGGCGGGAGTTAACGATGTGTAAGAATTTAAACATTTGAATCTAAAATCTGCCGGATAGTTGCTGATGTTTCTAAGGAAAAGACAAAATCCGTGACCAGCACATCCATGCATCAATGCATACCAATCTAATTGAAAATTGTTTAGTTCGGGAGTTTCCTTCCTCAATTCCTCTTTCAATTGCTGATGAGACATCAATTCAGACTGAGCAAACGAGTAGGAAGGGGGGCTAGCAGGATAAATTGAATCTGCGCTCTTTCCGATAGCATAAGATATTTTATCATGCAAATCGTCTAATTTTTTGAGATCCAAAAAAGATTCAAGTCCTACAAATAATTCATTATTGACAAGTTTAATCACAAGGTATTTATCAGTATTCATTTTCCTACTTAGAATTTTTGCTAAGTAAACTGCGGAGGAAATCACATGAGCTTTAATTTAGAATCTTTTTGTCCTGAGGCATGGAGCCAAATTGAAATAGATGGACAAGGAGATTACAAGATATGTTGTCTTGCTAACTATGACACAGATTACGGAATGGCCAGAGATATCAACGATAAAGTTCTCAATGTGATGACACATTCTATTGATGAAGCAATGAACAGTGAGACACACAAAAAACATAGAAGAGACATGTCTCGAAATATACAACCTTTGAGATGTACAAATTGTTATGATGTCGAATGTGCCAATGGTGCAAGCAAACGTCAACGTGTACTTCAACAGACCGCCGTAGAATTAAAAAATTATATAAATGTTGAAACGGCTAAAGACGTCACACTGTCGGACGGAACATTATTGAATCCCAAAGTGATAAATTTAGATCTTCGCTTTGGAAATTTGTGTAATCAAAAATGCATCATGTGTAGTCCTTTACACAGCAATCAGTGGTATGAAGATTGGGTGGCTCTAACTGGTAGCAGCAATTTTGTTCTCAAAAGAAAAGAATTTCCTATATATCAAGACAACAACGGAAAATATCGGATGGCTGGATACGAGCCTTGGTGGGAATCAGAGAGATGGTGGGAAATGTTTGATAAAATTGCTCCGCAACTCGAGTACATTTATTTCACAGGCGGGGAGCCGTTATTAGTGCCTCAGATGCAGGAATGTCTAGATAAGTTGATTGAAAGAGGATTATCCAAAAATATACAATTGAGGTATGATACGAATCTCAGTGTCATTAACAAAAAAGTTATAGACAAATGGATAAATTTTAAAAATGTATTTTTGTGCATAAGCATAGACGAAATTGAAGAAAGATATGATTTAATTCGTTACATGGGAAACTTTGAAACCTTTGAAAAAAATTTAATTTACATTAAAGAACACAATATAGATATTAGTTATCTCAGTACCTGCATAGGAATAGCCAGTATTTACACCGTTCAAAGAGTTTACGAATTTTGTAAAAAACACGGAATCAAACAACAACAATATAGATTTTTAGATGGTCCAGAGTGGTTGAATATAAGGCACCTACCCAGATCAGCGAAAGAAGAAATCATAAAAAACTTATTAGATTATTCAAATGATCCCCAATACCTTAAGTATGCTAGGATAGAAATAAACATGCTTGAGACATATATGGATCATGTTAATTTAGATTATGTAAAAGATTTTGTAACTAAAATGGATATTCTAGATCTAAAAAGAAACACCAAGTGGAAAGAAGTTCTTCCTGACATTTTTGAATTACTGAATAAACATTGTTTGGGAATTTTTGAAAAAGGTTGATCATGAATGAAATAGATTTATCGGCAACACCTTCGGGATGCTATAGAGTTTATGATTGTACTACTCGTCAAAAGATCAATGATTACTTTAATAAAGTAGAAGCACTTTTAGAGGCCACTCGTCTTAGAAAACAAGGCATAAATGTTCGTGTAGTTTTTATGTATTATTTTGATCTATTTAAAAGTATAGATTACAGGTTGTTGGGAACTACTCCCCTAGAAAATCTCTATAAAGAAAGAGCTCAACAACTGCGAGACAAGTATGATTATCTAATTTTACGTTATAGCGGAGGATCCGATAGCCACAATGTGTTAATGACCTTTCTTAAAAACAAGATAAAATTAGATGCTATCTATGTGAATTGGCCAGTCTCTGCTATCGGAAAAGGGTTGTACAAGCCTAATAACATAGACTTTTCTCCCCGAAACGAGTTGAGTGAATGGGACTTTGTGATCAAGCCTGACTTAGATTGGATCTCCAAAAATTATCCGGAGATAGAAATACATATCGATGATTGGCTATCAGATATAACTAGAGAAAAAAATGTTGAAGATGCGATGTTTGAAAAACAAAATCACTATCACAGTCCAACTAGTTTTTATAGGATGCAATGGTTTTCAGATCATGAAAAAAATCTAAGTAACAAAGGCCTCAAAGTTGGGTTAATCGAGGGAGCAGACAAACCTAATTTGATAGTTCTAGATGATGATCCGAACACAGTAAAAATGCATTTTGTTGATTGGACGTTGCAGCACAATGTAACCTACACTGGTAATGGAGGTGAATATTTTTATTGGACACCCGACATGCCGTTATTGGCTGTAGAAATGGCATATCAGAATTTTCTGTATTATAAGAATAATCCAGAAGATAGGTGGTTGCTCGAAGAAAAATACAAATATGAAAATCTAGAGGGATACGATCCATTATCTATAGCAAGTTTAAAATTTAACAAGAAAAGTGATATTTCCAAAAAGGTATTATATCCTTATTGGTCTTTTGATAGATTTCAGGTAGTCAAAGATATTAAGTTTTTGAACGGAATACACAACGGAAAACCACAGGATTGGGTTTTTTGGGAACATCATGAAACCAGATTAGTAAGAGACAAATGGAATCATCACATATATAGTTATTTACGTGGTATTGATTCTGAATTTCTACACCACGATTCTGCCGGACTTCCTACGGGGTACAAACCTGTATTTTCTATACCTGTCAAAATAGGAAGCTATACACAATGAAAAATTTTAAAAGGTATATTTTATGAAAAAAATTTTATTTACTTTGTTTTTAATCTGCAACGGAGTTATCAATGCTCACGCATGGCAGCCGAATCAACCGGTAAACATCTACATAGGTGCTGGTCCAGGCACCACAGCAGAAATCGCACTAAGGCGAGTCACGGATGACATTACCAAAAGAACCAATGTTTCTTTTAGTTACCACTATAAACCAGGTCCGGGACAGGTAGAGGTAACAAACAATTTCATATCTATGCCAAATGATGGACATCATATGTTGATGCCTTTTTTTGGTGATGTATTTATTTGGAGCGAAATTGTATTCAAAGATAGAGTTAAATGGAACGCGGATAGTTTTGAATATGTAATTGGATTACCATCTGATCCTGCAGTTATTATCTCTCCAATTAATAGTCCAGTGAACAATCCTAAAGAGTTAATTCAATATTTAAACTTGAATAATAAAAATTTAAATTTTGGTACAGCTACTGGCACACAAGCAATACCGTATTATTCTATCATGCATTACAGTAAAGCCGATAAGTCTAAAGTAAAAGAAATTAGATATAAAGCAGCAAGAGAAGTAATGATGGATGTTGCTTCCGGAAATTTAGATTTTGGAGTAATACCTGCAGGGCTGATAAAGACCGCAGAATCAACTGGAAAGATTAAAATAATAGGTATCACAGCAAATTCGCCTTTTGCGACTTCTCCTCAATATCAAGTTTTTAATAGAGAAATTAAAGATTTCAATTTCTATATCTACAGGCTGATTGTTTTGCCTCCTAAAACAAAACCAGAAATCGTAGCATGGTTCAATAAAGAAATGCGAGTGGCCCTAGAAAACCCGGTAATATCTAAAAGTTTCGAAGATAATTTTGAAACAATAGAAAAAGAATACCTTAGCCCTAACGGAATCAAAAAAGTTATACTAGATGCCAAAAAACTATATCAGCCGTTGGCTGAAAGGTCAGTGGTTCAAAAATAGATGAATCAACGATTTCTATCTAGGCCGTTAAAATTGTTTGATAGCAAATATCCGATAATGCTAGCGGCTATGAATAAAGTTTCAACGATGAATTTTGCTGTTGCATGTAATCGGGTAGGAATTTTTCCTTCTATATCGGCATATAACTATTATTATGGAAAGGAATTGTTTGATGTTCATCAGTTCGAAAAAGACCTAACAATATTCAATAACATAACCGGAACAAATAATTTAATAGTAAGTGTAGAACTTTTTGACATGTGTAAGCCAGAGTTTTTAAATATTTGTTCTAAAAAGTTATTTTCTCATCTAGAAGTTATAGATGAAACAGGACATATTTACAGGTCCGAAATTGATGACAACAAAGATGTTTTTGAAAAAAATATATCAAGACTAGAATCTATTTTTTTAGATATAGAAAGAGCAGGAATAAAATGTCTATTTAAATGTTTAATACCAGATCATTGGATTAAAAAAACTGATCGCGTTAAAAATTTGTTTTCGGGAGCAATAATTAAATCAAGTGATGCGTCAGGAAAAACCATAGTTTATAACGATAGAAAAACACTGATTGAAGAATTTTTACAACTAGAGACTGCATCTCCTGATAAAGTTTTTGTTCCAACTGGTGGCATACATTCTAGTTCGCAGGTAAAAGAATTTATCAATGCCGGCGCAGAAATCATAGGAATAGGATCATATTTTATCACTGCTATAGAATGTGAGATATCAACCGATGTCAAAGAAAAAATTATTAGATCAACACGGCATGATTTATCAAGATTTCAAACAGGTCAGAACAGTATTATTTTTTCTGAAATAGATAAAGATGATATCAATCATAGTCTATCCTTGAAACAAGGAATTAAAAACTCCAATGTTGGTCACATATGTATGGGGTCATCTGTCGATTTTATCGACAAAATATTACCTCTTCAAGAGCTAGTTGACAATCTTATGTCAGAGTTAATTTAGATCAACCCAGGCTGCGCCTGTATATCCTTGGAATTTTGTTCCGGTGGTATTAAACACCATCATGCCAGCAGCAGGTGAACTTATTGCAGCATCTCTGGCTGCATTATCAGCATATACAACTAAACGAACAGCATTGTTGAAATTAGTAGACTGCCCGGTCAAGGATGCTATGGTATCAATTTTTACAACCTGAGTATCTGTGATTTCTAGTGCAAGGGTTTTAGTGCCTGAAGAGTTTTCAGTTAAGATACTCAACTTGGTTGGTATTACCCCTGAACTTACAGCTCCGGTTACGGTACCTGTGATAAAGGCACTGTCTCTGTAGGCCGATCCGTCGTAGCCACCCCATCCTAGTCTATACAGCACATCACCGTTTTGAACAGCGGTCGGTGCCGCATATGTTCCCCTAGATCTACGCATTCCTAATCTAGCACCATCAGTAGCCGAACTGGTGTTATTTTGAAGATACAATGGTAATGAGTTCACAGCGTTCGAAGCTACGATCAGTTGTCCATTGATTAATGTAGAAACAGCGCCTATCGTCATTTTTTCTAGTAAGGTACCGGCACTATTTGCAACATAAAAATCAAGTCTTCCCTGCACTATGCCAGTGGTTACCGTGGCTCCGGTTTCTACCATTGATCGTATTGATGCAGAAGTTGAATAAGCACTACCGTCGTAACCTTGAAAATTCATTTTTGCAAGAGTATCGTCGGCCTGGACTGCTGTTTCTAATCCTGCAGATTCTCTGGCCTTAGTAAATCTAAAATCTCTGCTATCTTGATTGTTATGTAGTTGAACCAATCTGTAAGCAGGCGATCCAGAGTAGTCTTCAAGAATGTGAAATAATTGACCATCACTTCTTATTCTTAATCGCGGTGCGAAAGTATCTGTGACAGCTGATCTAGTCCAGAATTCAAAGTTACCTGGAGCTGTAGATGCTGTCGGTGATCCTTCAATTTTTGTGAAAAGACCAGCAACAGTGTCATATCCGTTAGTGACCTTGGCACTAGACATGACCAGGCCCACAGTGTCACCATCTAACACATTTGATGGGGATAAATTATTTCCTCGAGCTCTTCTTAGGTTAAGAAAAGAAGCTGATGTAGAATCACTGTGGAATTGATCTAATGCTATGGTTCGGAGATTTGTTTCATTGGTTATGAAGGTGCCTTCACTGTAAAAATTTGAATCACCCTCAACAGTTACCGCAGTTTGAAAATTGATAGGGGTGTCTACAACAATGGTAGTAGATGTTGCAGAGGAAATTAAGCTGGTCTCAATGTTACCACTGACATTCCCTGTTAGATCTCCAAAGAATCGTCCACTGGTTGCATCTACCAACATAGTCGAATCATCTGCAAATACAGAACCTTTAACGTCACCAGTATGATATCCGACAGTATTACCGGATAAAGTGCCGGCAGTTAATGTGTCAGTGCTTGGGTTATATGTTAGGGCGATATCTGTTCTTAAGGTTTCATTGCCAGTAGCGGTATCAACAAATGTGATAAAGTGTCCAGCTGCGGTAGAATTTGTGGCGGTAAGTGCTACTGTGGAAGCTGTGGTGGCAGTGTCTGCATTACCTGTGACGTTACCTGTGACGTTACCTGTGACGTTACCTGTGACATTACCTGTGACATTGCCTGTGACATTACCTGTGACATTACCTGTGACATTAGAAAATACAGGTCCAACAATTCTGCCCAAATTAGCATCTATGAGCAGAGTAGAATCTTCTGCTACTACGTCGCCTTTAAATACTCCGCCTATGGTACCTGTGTTAGTAGTCAGATCTAATTCGGCAGATATACTGGCGCCTGCGTCATTATATGCGAAAGTTATACCACTGTGAGTGCCGTTAGCAAACAATGCGGCAGCAGCATCCTGTGCATTTTCATCAGTATAACCGGTAATTTGTATGCCACCTAGTGTGCTGCCATTACCAACATATAATGTTTGTTGATCAGTAACATACAACAGTTCGCCCTGAGCTAGGGCCTGTGTCATGGCTTGTCTTTGTGCGTTTGTGCCTCTGCGAATCTGTAAGGGCATGTGTTAACTCCTGGATTATTCCTACTCATATATTTATGTCGCAGAGTCCAGAACATATAGCCAAAAAAATAGCACCCTAAGGTGCTATTTTGCCCTTTTGTATAGCGCCTAGGGGCTGACGCTAAAATAGAACTATGTTCTAATCCACGGTAGGTCCGTTGCCATTGCGGAACCCCACTTCACCACCTTCTTCCTGTATACGTGCTATAACATCTTCGAACAAGATAGGGGCAAAATCCGGAGTCTGTTCTACGCATACGCAGTGATAACGCACATCTATTTCATCACCGTACAACACAGCACCTGTTCTAGCATCAACACCGCGAGCTTTACGCACACGATTTGAGTGCAGATGTCCGTGTATGTTAACACCGAATCGACCCAAACTGGCTTCGTGTACGGGAATATGACTTAATATCATACCGTTCATCACATGGTAGGCACGCAATTCGCGGAAATGTTGGATATAATCCGTGTCTTTGAAAATATCGTGGTTACCACGGATCAACACCTTGTCGCCATTTAAACGATGCAAAATGCTCAACGCCTTGCGGTTAATAACAACGTCGCCCAAATGGTAGACCTTGTCAGTGGGTTTCACACGTTCGTTCCAGGACTTGACCATAGCTTCGTCCATTTCTTCAGCAGAATCCCAAGGCCGCAATTTAGTGCCATCATCTCGGGTAAAACGGCAGACACCTGTGTGCCCGAAGTGTGTGTCTGATACTAAAAATACGCTGGGCATATCATGCTCCTTTCTAAGTTTCGTCTCTCTGCCTGCGAGCTCTGCGTTCAGCGGCTAGTGTAAAGACTTTCTCGTTGTCGTTGGTCCAATCTTCTGGAACCGGTACTCCATTGATCGAGTGAGGTTCCTGTTCGTCGTAGAGCCAACCCAATGCTCGCATCATGCGATGCTTGACAAGTAGATTAGGGCTACGGAACGCTTCAGTGTCACGGAATCCTAGCATGACACCGATCTCGCAAACAGCACCACTGCGGCAAATGCCTGCGTGGCAATGCACAACAACATTCATACGATTCTCTAGTGCGTGTTGCAGTAATCGAACCAGCTCGTTGGCCTGTTCTTGACTGCAACGCATGGCTTCTTCCAATGCAAAGTCTTTTTCTTCGATGTCCAAGAATTGGAACTGATGGACTTCTTTGAACTGATATTTAGGAGTTGGAAAGTCTCCGGGCGGATCGCATATCTGTATCAGCATAGAGTTGATGCCCGCATCGAAGTGATGTCCTTTACGGATATCGCTGAGTGCTACGTTCTGTATCCATGGATTCATATCATGCTCCTGTTATGGCAAAAATTTTATTGGCTAACACACGTTCTTTGGTATAAGCTTCTATCTCCCAAGGTTGATCATAGTAGCTTTTGCGTATGTGCTGACCCATCCAATAATGTGTCTTACAACTGCGACTAGGCTTGATCTGACCACGAGCATACTGTTTGACATGTATCATTTCGTGTGCCAGGGTGATTATCAGTCTTTCAAACTCCAGTCCAGAATCTATGATCATTGTAAGGAATTTAGGACCTACTTTATGCACAGCACCTCGCATGCCTTCTCTGCGAGCCATGCCTCTTTCAGTCATGATAAACAGGGTAAAACGGCTACGGCTCAATCCCAGTTCTTTGGCAAAGAAGTTCGCGGAGGTTTCTATGATTGATTTGGTAGGACTAGCCCTACCTTCCATGATGATCTGCATATATGCCTTTGATAATTTGTATACTAGTATTATACTACATTTATCAATTTTTGTCAAGCGGTGCTCTCAGGTGGTAATGCTCCACCGTTTCTACATTACCAATGTAGTGTAATGCTTTTATACTATGAGAGCGGTGTGGTCCGGCCAGCAGGAATCGAACCCACATTCGCGAGGTAGAAGCTCGCTGTATTATCCATTATACTATGGCCAGTTTAATCTATTTGAATGTCTGCGGCTAAGACAAATCTGTATTGAAGGCTCTGTATGATGCCGGGGCGGTGCCACATGTTGCCGGGATAGATCAACCAATTACCATCTGTAGGCCGCACAAAAAACTTCTCTTCAGATTGAGGACCTTGTGGAGCCATTTCTGTACCGCAATAGTCTCGATCTTTAACATCCTCGGGTATGTGTAGATACCAAATACCACTGAGTATTTGTGCGGTGGGGGTAGTAGGATGCCAATGATGATGCCAGAGATTATCACGGTTTTCGGCATTCTCGAGATTGGTCATAAAACTCCAGGCCATCATGTTAGATATTTTGGCTTCACGGCCTAGATACATGAACGCACTCATCATGAAACTCACACGGTATTTTAACCATACAGCTTCTGATCTAGCAAAGATGTTTTCTTTGGTTTGATACTTAGGCGAATTAGTAAAATAGTTACCGTCAGCTATGATCGTCTTGATAATCTCACAGGCTGCAAGATCATCCTGCTTGGTGATCAAAGACGAAAAATCGAATTTTTGAAAAATTCCATTGTTATCTATCGTGTTGTACATTATAGTCTTCTAAGAATTTGATAATTACAGCCTCTAAAGCCTATATCTAGTATCATAAAAGTGTCTTTATTTTTCAAAATAAAATCTAATACCACAATTACGTCTTGCACATTCATTTTATAACCCTGTTCATTGCGTGTTCTGTCTGTATCAATGAGGCCGGGTCTAAGATTTATTATATAAGGATATCTTGATTTGTGTTGATTTTGGGTACAAAAAAGGTCTAACTCTCTCTTCATCTTAGCATAATTTTTAAATTCATGGCTGTCATCTACGAATGTAGATATAATGCTACCTACATTAATTATAATTTTATTTTGATGTTTCCAACGTTCGTACATATCTTTAAGTAAATGCAGTTGTGCGGAATCATTATTAGCATGTGTATTATTCACAAAAATATCTGCATCTTCAGATGCATTCACTATTTGTGTTCTACAACCGGAATCGGTGATATCAAATCCATTACTTTTTGAAAATCCAACAACTTCATTGTCCTTGGAAAAATAATCATAAATGCCTTTTCCTAGACCTCTCGTATGTCCGGTAACAATTATTTTCATTTGTTATTTCCCAATTTGATTCCAGATCAAACGTGCATATTCTGCATGACATTCTTCGCCGGGATGTAGGTTGTCTTGTGCCAAAGGATATATATTACGTATTTTTTGTGTATCAATATCCAAAAATTCTATATCCCTTAGCCAATTGGGCGGAGTAAAAGAATCTGGAGGAGATTTTGTTTCTAAAAAATAAAACTTTACACCTATATTTTTTATATAATGATAGGCATGATGTATTTGTAACCAAGTTCGCATTTTTAGATCATAGGTGTTGTGAACTTCTGCCCAAGGCTTAAGAAGGGAGGGATCACTGTAAGCGTGTAATCTTATTGGTAATTCTCCAGGAACAAATACCATATCTCTGTCAGAAAAAGTCCATAACACGACAACAATATCGTCTGACACAAATTTGTAAGATAAAATTGTTTGAAGTATTTCTAAATTGCTTGCTGACGAGATACTGTTATTACAACATATCCTTTCTAATAGATCCGCCAAAATTTTAGGCCAGGCATATTGGCTAGGAAGATCGCCGGCTCGGGCCAATGGAGCACCGGTAGCTTTCCAACAATCTCTAAGACCGACTCCATAGGTGTTTGAACAGCCAAACGCAACTAATCTTTTCATAATTAATATTTGGAGCGGGGTAAGAGAATCGAACTCTCAGCATGAGCTTGGAAGGCTCAGGTATTACCACTATACGAACCCCGCATAGATTTATTTAATCTATAATCTTAAGACTAGACTTTTTTCAGGTATTCTCTACCCACCGCACCTGACTGCACATCTAACAGTGCTGCCACAGGTGCGTTCATCTGCGTCTGTAGTTCAGATGCCTTGTGTCTGCGACTGAGCTCTCTGGCACGAGCCGATGCAATCAGTACCAAGTCAAATCTATTACAGCCTATATTTTCCACACATTTTTCTGTGTCAATTTCGGGACCACGACTCAGTGATTTATGTTTCATACGTACCTTATGGTTGGTTGCGGGACCCGGAATCGAACCAGGATCTCGAGCTTATGAGACTCGTGAGTTACCGTTTCTCTATCCCGCTATAGTTTTAGATTAATGCTTCAGCCTGCAATACAGCAACTACATCTTCACTCAAAGGAATTTCTGTCTTGATGTTGAGTTCTAGCACTTCGTCGTTGATCTTTTGTTTCTGCTTTTTAAGGCTCAACACTTCGCCTTTGGCCTGTGCGATCTGTTCTAGACCCAGCACACCTGTGGTAACTGTGTCGCTGCCGTAGATACGACTGCGAGTAGATTCGCTCTTGTCGTTGCGGATCTTGTCCAGCTTGCCTTTGATCACATCTAGCGCAGTGATCTCTGTGGCCTTGGCCAATTCTTCTAGCTGACCAATACGCTTGTCGATAAAGGCTGCTTTGGCCAATGCAGTGTCGATACCGCTGGCGGTATTGGCTGTGCCTACTAGAGCACGGATGTTGTACAGAGCCATGGTCAGTTTCTGACGGCGACTGTCATTTTCTACCAAGACACTATTGGCCTTGGTGATAACGTCCTCGACTGTTTGGAACTCATTGATCTCAACAGTGAGATCAATTTTGATGTTCTTGATTGCTTCTGTGATGCTGTGTTGTACAGCATTGGCCTTGCGCAGTGTGATGTTCATTGATTTTCTCTCTTTTTAAGAATATAACGGTTTGACGAAAGGTCAAGTAAAAGACCGGACAAAGGACAACGGAAGGTTTGTAATCTTCCTTTGACAATGTGCAATTTGCAATACACAGAGGTCCATATATTTCCGATTAACAAATGACATTCTATTAGGGATCGGATCACACAAACACGTTCCAATGTTCAGTTGGATTGTAAGTTCGGAGTAAGCATGAAGCTCACGCCTTGTGTCTTTTCTCATCTACCCTTCATCTCGCCGGTCACGTAATTTCTAACGCAACAAAACAAGTATAACATTCTTTACTGTGTTTGTCAACACTTTTTTAGAACTAATTTGACGTCCCAAGCCAAAATAGTTCTTGATCCTTGGCCCTTCCAAGGATAAACTGTATGAGGAATGTAACTGGGAAAAACTACCATCTTCATAATTTGCGGTTTGAATTGCCAATTATCTGTGAATACAAATTGTGCCGTGTTCTTAACCTGCGGAAATCTAAATTCTAAACAGCTATCAGATTTGTTTGATTCGTCCAGAAGGTCGGGCGTTTCTATATATATATTGCCGCTTATATGTGCTTCATGACTGTGCATGGCCTGATAATCATTGGCGGTCTGTTTGATGGTCCATGCTGAAATTAGTGTGGGTTGATACAAATTTAAATCATTCACTCCGTTAATCTGTTCTAATCTAGTCATGTATTCTGTACATTGGCTTTCGACATAATTTTTTAATAGTGAACTATCTAGTCCAAACTCATTTGGCAACAGTTGAATTTGTTTACCGCCTCTAATGCTAATTGCTTGATTGCCTGCGTCGTCGCATTCCGCATGACTATGAGCTATATCTGTCATGTCTTTAAGCTGGACATATACGTCTGCCGGCACATCAGCAACGGCCATCACGATAGGATTAAAATATGCAAATTTCATCTATAACTTTTATGGTGCCCCGTGACAGAATCGAACTGCCAATAGATGATTACAAATCAACTGTTATACCATTTAACTAACAGGGCCTATTACTATGTATCATTTCAAATGGTGGAGGATGAGAGAATCGAACTCTCAATCTCGGCTTGCAAAGCCGATGTTATCCCATTTAACTAATCCCCCGAAATTTTATTGCTTGACTGCGTCGGGCTTGCGATCTTTTTCACGCTTAGGTTGGATAGCTGCACATAGTTCAGCGTCAATCATAGCACGTTTCCAAGCACCGCGTTGGTGCGCATCTTTGAACTTGTGCAGTGCAAGACCTACTTTGGTTGTGGAACTCATTCTATAATTTGGACCTGGTTTCATATATTTCCTCTTTTAAAAAAACATGGTGGAAGGTGAGGGATTCGAACCCTCGGGGCACCTTACGGCACCCCGCAGTTTAGCAAACTGCTGATTTAAGCCACTCATCCAACCTTCCATAATGCTGGTGGGCGGTGAGAGTTTCGAACTCCCGACCCTCTCGGTGTAAACGAGACGCTCTACCACTGAGCTAACCGCCCTTATACAATTGGTCCGGGAAGTGGGATTCGAACTCACGATCTCCTGCTCCCAAAGCAGGCGCTTTAAGCCAGACTAAGCTACACCCGGAAAAACTTTACCATTAAAAAATAGCATTACACCCTACGGGATGGGACGGATTTCTGAGTGGAGTTCGATTCTCCTCATAAGCCATTGTCCACGGTTTTTTCAGAAGAAGTAGATGGCCCTAATCTTCGTGAGCCTATGCGTCCACAGGCGATACCCGTTAATGCTATTTTTTAATGGTGCCCCAGGAGAGACTCGAACTCTCACGCACTAGGCAACGGCTTCTAAGACCGTCATGTCTACCATTCCACCACCGGGGCTAACTACAACAACTAATATACGACAATTTTAAACTCTTGTCAAGAGTTTTAGAAATAAATATCAGATGCAGTGTTTTAAACAACTATCTATTTCATTCAATCCATTAATGGAAAATGCTCTCGACGAGCTTATTCAATCTAAATCTAACAAACATCCAAACTCAAGACAATATTTGTATACATCTTTAAAGACAGGATATTTTCTGTCAAACGAAGCGAAACATTTTTTTAGATCAAAAAACGTATTTCCTCATGTTATGATAATTTTTGGACACGTAGGTGACCCAAGCAAACACAAAGAAGATCCTCATATACATACTGATGTTTTTTTAGAAAATAATAAATGGATAAAAACTCCGTTTGCAATTAATTTCGAATTAACAGATTCAGAATCTGCATTCAAGTGGTGGACGTTCAAAAAAAATTGTGAAGCCTTTCCAATTTTACAACCGCCCCCATTTAAATCTTCAACGTTCGATTACTTGTATGGTAGTGGTATTACATATAAAAACTACTGCACCGAAGATGTAATCTGTATTGATCAATTTGGGCTAACTGCTACACACCCTTTATTGGTCCGGACAGACCTTCCTCACAATGTGTATTATAATCGAGGATATTATTCGAGATTAAGTCTTAGTCTTAGATTTCCAATAAATCAAATTAGTAGCTTTGAAGAAGCTGCTAGAATTTTTGATTAATATTAACACAGCAATGCTAAATTTCTGGTGCGAGTGGAGGGACTCGAACCCTCATGCCCTAAGACGGGAGATTTTAAGTCTCCTGAGTATACCATTTCTCCACACTCGCATTCTTGGTGCTGCCTCCCCGGATCGAACAGGGTTCCTCGGATTTTCAATCCGTTGCTATGACCACATCAGCTAAAGCAGCAAGGTTTGGGGTGAAGGACGGGACTCGAACCCGCACTACCTGATCCACAATCAAGTGTGCTACCGTTACACTACCGACACCACGAGTTGGCACCACCGCCACGAGTCGAACGTGAACTTAAACTTTCGCAAAGTTTCGTGATATCTCTTTCACCACAGTGGTATCTTTTTCCAACACATCCTTACGCATAAGGAACATTCTAGAATTTTCAGGACGATGAACAACTAGATATTCAACGTCGTCTATTCTTTCTACGTTACGAATATCCTCGCAGATAACTCGTTCGTTGTTTAGACGATTGCGAAACGCCATAGGCTTCATGATAATCTCCTTGCAATGGCCGGTCCGGAGAGATTCGAACTCCCGACAGCTGGTTTCGAAGACCAGAACTCTTCCACTGAGCTACGGACCGAAATTTGGTGCTCTGGCCAAGAATCGAACTTGAAATTCTGTCTTACCAAGACAGTGTTATACCATTTAACTACAAGAGCATGGCGCCCCCGGAAGGATTCGAACCCTCATAACCTGGCTTAGAAGGCCTGGCACAGCTCCATCTGCAGGGGCAATCGTGGCCTCGCCGGGCTGAGTCGAACAGCCGTCTTGACCTTAGGAGTGTCTTGTTCTGTCCATTGAACTACGGCGAGCTATGGCAGGGGAACTAGGATTCGAACCTAGACTAACACAGTCAAAGTGTGCGGTGCTGCCATTACACTATTCCCCAACAGAATTAAAAATTATCACACCAATTCTTATGAGGATTCACGAACATAACACAGTCTAATACTTCACCTGTTCCTATCAATAAGATAGTAAAAATAATAAGACCTATCAAATACCTCATAATAATTTTTCCTTCTGGTGGTAATGGTAGGATTCGAACCTACACCTTGCGCCGTATGAAGGCGTTGCACGACCATTATGCTACATTACCGATAAAAGTTTTTTTGCTCTTTCGTAATTATTGCCTTTAGCAGATAACCCTGCTTTTAATAAACCCTGTCTTATGTTAGGACTATCTTTTAGGCACTTTAGCAAAACATCGTCAGATACATTGTTCAATCCATTTTTAGAAGGTTTATTTCGTCCTCTCCAGGTATCTGTAATGCTATGGCAATTAGGACACAATCCTTCTAAATTATCTCTATCGTTATTTTGATTGTTTCCATCTTTGTGTTCTAACTCGAGAACAATCTTGAATCCCTGCCAGTCTGATAAACCGCATTTAGCACAACAATAATTCTGTTCTGCAAATATTCTTCTTCGTTTTCGATCAAATCCCAGATCGTCAAAAGACAATTCGAACAATCTTTTTTGAACTTTTTCTTTATATTTTTTAACTTTGGTATTAAATTTTTCTTGTGTAAGGCCGCCTCTTATTCCTAATTTTTTTCCTTTAAGAGCTAAACTTTTTTTAAGTTTAGATTCTTCAGAAAATACTCTACTGTTAGCACATTTTCGAGAACAAAATCTTTTCTCGCCATATTTGCTATAAGCATCAAATTCTCTATTACATTTTTCACATTTTTTAATCATAGTCGAACCCTAAATTATTATTACTAGTGTATTTATAAGTTCGGCACAAAAAAATGGTAGGACCGTGGAGACTTGCACTCCCCTCTATGGGTTAAAAGCCCATTGCTTCGCTGTCAAAGCTTCGATCCCCCCAAACTGGTAGCCACAGTTGGAATCGAACCAACGTCTGCACCTTATCAAGATGCTGCTAATCCCCTCAGCTATGCGGCTATTGATAGTTGTTTTTAATAAACTTCCAAATTTCTGAATCAGTCATAATGATGCTCCTTGTATTAAAATTGGTGGAAGCGGTGAGATTCGAACTCACGGACCCTTTCGGATCGTCTGTTTTCAAGACAGGTGCA